AAAGTTTATTTCCCTTTTGGTATTGTAACATTAATTCAATTTATTGGTAACATATTCTTTGCTTATCAGTATATTGACGTTGCATCCCAGTCATTCAAAGATTGGGTAGACCTTGTTGACCCTATTGTAAGTTATTTAGGTGTTGAATCAGGCGACCCAGTTGGACATAAAAGATTCTTGGCATTATTTGCTGGTGGAATGTTACCTATAATCTCTCTTTCATTCTTACACATGTTAGTTAAGTTTGAAGAAGAGGAAAAGAAAAAAATAATTGACACTCCTAAAAACTTGGACATTGACGAGTTAAGTATCCAAGCGGGTAAACTTGAAGCTGAGATTGAAAAAGAAAAATATACACCAACAAGTGAAGAGTTATCTAAACTTGAGGAAGAATTAAGAAAACTAAACGAACAAAAATTTGGTACTTTAGAAGGTCCAACAGAAGAAGTTGGTCCTGATGATTCAGGGATGGTAGAGGAACAAGTAATTGAAGAATCAACTGAACCTGAAAAGAAAACGCTTAGTTACCTAAGAAGTCATGGTTAATATTGAGAAATACGGAAACTTCAAACCTATCGGAAAACAAAAACGAAAGAAACAAATAATTCTATGTCATACTTCAAGGGAGGTTGGGGAATACCTGGTCTCCCTTAAGTTTAGGTATAACTCCAAGTTTGATAAGATACCTAACTATATTGTGACAAGGGATGGTAATATTCTGCAATTACTTCCCGACCAAGCATACACCAATTATTTCGTAGACGAAGTAATAAATAAAAACTCAATTATCATATCATTAGAGAACCTTGGGTGGTTGGAAAAGAAACCACTATCTAACTATTATATTAACTGGAAAGGAAGTATTTATAATCAACAGGTATACGAAAAAAAATGGAGAGATTTCTTCTTTTGGCAACCTTACACTCCTGAGCAAGTTAAATCAACTGCTGATTTGTGTAATCACCTAACAGAAACTCTTCAGATTGATAAGACGTGTATAGGTCATAACACAAAGGTTGATGGTATGAAAAACTTCGAAGGTATATCATCCAGAAGTAATTACGACACCTCCTTTACAGACTTAAACCCATCATTCAATTTCGACACCTTTATTAAATTTTTAGAAAATGAACAATTTGCATAACGAAAGATACGACGAGATTAAATCTCTGTTAAAGAAGTCCAGATTTTTGTTTGAACAAGAAGGACAAATAAATGTTGCCAAAGATGTTGAGAGTAGATTGAAACAAGATGTTCAATACGACACTGCAGAAACTGAAATTGCAAATGGAGAAGAACCATCACCAAAAGATAAGACACAGAAATATAGAATTTCTGGTGGAATCATGGCTCTTCATGGTAAAGACAGAAGTGAATTAGACATCACCACTGACGAGAAGATTGCATTCCAAGAAACAATGGACGAGTTTGTTGAAGAGGTTTCAGACCTTGTTGACTTCAACACTTTAAATGTGTATCCACAAAACGTTGAATGGTCTGGTAAACTTATTGATGAAGACCTTGAATTTATATTCACAATTGGTGAAGACAGCGGAATTTATATTAACGGACAGATGATTAAAGTGGACGACGAGTTCCTTGCAATGATTAATAAACTTCAACAGTATTATCAGAAGTTTAAATCTAAATGGGGTAAAGTTTTGGCAAGTAGAAAGAAAACAAAAGAATCACCAGTTTAATATGAGAGAAACTATAAATAACAACAAACAAAACATATTACTAATCATAGTAATAGTTTTAGCCGCTTGGAATATCTTTAATACAAATGGGATTAAGACTGATGTTAAATCCTATAAAGAAAAGATTGAAAGTATTCAAGTACAAGTTGATTCTGCACAATCAGTCAACAAAGAAATAGATGTAAAAGTTTCGAGTGTAAAAGAGAATGTAAATTCCATTACAAAAGAAATTCATCATATTGATAACAACCTAACTATAGTTAAAGAAAAAACAAATGAAAAAGTTATTAGTGTTGAGCTTATTGGTAATGTTGAGCTTGAAAGGCTTTTCGCAGAACGTTACGGAAACTAAGACGGATACAACAAAAGTTATTTTACCTGTAAAGGTTGCCAGATTAATATACCAAGACCTATTAAAATATGATGGTCTTAAAGAAGAAATGGGTTTATTGAAACTTAAACTTGTAAAAGTTGAGGAGAGAGAAATTCAAAAAGATACAATCATCAATCTATTAACAAAGAAAGATGAGAACAATCAATTTATTATCGGTAAGAAAGATGAACAGTTACAAGTATCAAAAGAACTAACCGATAAGTTACACAAAGAATTGAAAGGACAAAGAACCAAAACATTTTTATGGAAGTTGGGAACTTTTGCTGGAATTGTAACATCAACATTTTTATTAATTGGTAAATAATGGCACTTACAAGTTCAGAGGTAAAGGAGATTGAAGTTATGATTCGTAAAGAAATTAGGTCTTTTATGGACAATAACACAATTAAACAATTCGAAGACAAGTTAATGGATAAGATACAGAGAGAAATGAAAAGAGGAAAACTTGAGGGAGAAGTTAAAGATATCACATTAAAAATGTTCCGTGAGTTCTACCAATTTATGTGGGTAAATAGAAGTTATTGGGAACCAAGATTAAAAAACGCGTAAAATGAAAAGTTCTAAGGATGTATTCAAAACTAGTTTAGACAAAGCGTTCTCAACAATATCATTAAACGCTTCAACATTGGGAGACCATATGAAATACAAACAAGGATTTACTGAACAAAGTTTAGAGGGTGGACTTGCTGATGGTTCAACATTAATGGACCTTGCACAAAAACATTCAACTTCAAAAGGTAATATACAAGACATGTATAAAACTTTGAAGTTAGAATTAGATAAAGGTGTCAAAGTTGAAATGGAACATACCAAGAGTAGAGTTAAAGCAAAAGAAATAGCTATGGACCATTTATTCGAAGACCCTGAGTATTATAACAAATTACGTAAATCCGAAACTAAAGAAGCTACGGGTTCTGGTTCGTCAGGTGCGTTTGTAGGTCCTGTATTTGGTGGTGATGATGCGTTTTGGGAAAGAAGCAGAAGTGAAAACCCTAAGTTAGAAGAACAAAGACGCAAGACAATGAAAGCCGCAAAAGAAGTTAAAAAGGCGACCAACAACGAAGGAAATACTTTTAAAGTTGGAGATAAAGCTAAAACTTACGATAGAAAAGAAGACATTAAAATTAAGGCTTTATGGGAAAAAAATGGTAGAGTTAAGGCATTTTATATGATAGGAAACAGCGGGCACGAAATTGATATCGACGGACTTGACCCAATTAAAGAACAAGTTGAAAAGGTTGAAACAAAAGAAGCAACAGGTTCAGGTTCTGTAGGTGGATATGAAACACCTGCAATGTGGGCTAAATCAACTAAAAAGAAAGATTGGGGACCTAGCAGAAAAACTCAAATACCTGGTGGAGGATTCGTAAAAATTAAAAAGAAATGTACTAAATTTCCTTACTGTAACCAAGGAGACATTAATAATGTAAAAATCAGTAAAAACGAATCGGTTAAAGAGGCTATTAAAACAGTTGCTAAAAAACTAAATATAGGTGAGAACGTAATCATAACTATTTTAGAACATGAATACGAAAAGAGGAGTAAAAGAAATAAATAAAGATATTTATTATAAAAATAATCGACAATGAGTAATTTTAAAAACAATATTGATAAACTAGTTTCCAGAATTTTGAATGAGGAAATTGAAAATAAAGTTAAACAACTTTCAGAAGGTATGCACGAAGGAGAGTGGACTGAGATTGAGGTTGACGAAGAATTGCACGGTAAACAGAAAAAAATTGATGTTGCTGAGCCAAAAGGTAAAATAACTGCCGACGACTTCAAAAAGTTAAGACAAGCTAAAGCTCACAAAGAAGAAGTTGAGGAATGGTTTTTCTTTGACGACGAGGAAGATAAATCAGTTCCTGGTGACTACGAAGGTGACGAAGAAGAAGAGGAAGAAGCCGAAGAATTATCTGCTCAAGAACCAACTTATGTTGGTAGAGGATTAGGTGACAACCAATGGGATGTTAGTCGTAGACCAAGAATGATGGCATCATTTGATGATGAGCATGGATGGTACGATGATATTGATAGACCATATAGAGGTAAATTTGATTTTGATTATGATGAAGAAGAATTCGAAGACTTTCCATCATTGATGGATAAGTACGGTGACAAACAATCTTGGTTTGACCCAAAACACGGAGAAAAGTTCTTCAACAGATATAAAGAAATGTATGGAGGAAAACCATTCAGAATAAGAGTTCCTAAAGGATTAGAGGAAGAGGCAGAAACAGAAGAAGGAAATGCATTTACAGGTGCTTTAGCTGACGCTAAAAAAAGTGGAAAAGATTCTTTTGAAGTTGACGGTAAAAAATTCAACGTAAAAGAAGCTGAAGAAAAGTGGATTCAAAAAACAAAGATGAATAAGGGAGCTCTTCACAAGAAATTGGGAGTACCCGAAGGAGATAAAATTCCTCAAGCTAAATTAAAGTCTTTGAAGAAAGAATTAATGAAAAAGGGAGAAGGTGATAAAAAATTATCTGCGGCAGATTCTAAATTATTAAAACAAGTCAATTTGGCGTTAACACTTAAAAGTGTTAAGGAGAGTGTAAGTTCTTTAAGATTGACTGAAGATGAATTAATCGATATGATTGAAAATATAGTAATTGAACAAAAGGTTAAGGACAATGCTGAGAAAGAAAATATTAGTAAAAAATCACCTGAAGGTCTTAAAAAGACTATGAAAGCGTTAGATGGTTCTAAAAAAGAGAATGACGATTACGCTAAAGATGTTGTTAAGAAAATGAAGGATTATATGAAAGATATGTTCTCAGGTGGTAATGGGTATGAAGAAAACCCTGACGATTTCCCTCAAAGTAATTATGATATGGAGAAAGAACACAATGAAATGAAATATCACCCATCAGATGCTGTTGAAGAATATATTGAGGCATTTGCATACCCTGGTATGACAAATCTTGTTTATGATGAAATCAAACCAGACGATGAGATGATTGAAAAACAAATGAAAGGTGATTCTAAAAATGGTAATGCTGTTACAGGTAAAGACGGTAAGGCTTTAGGTAACGTATCTAAGAGAAGTGAAAAAGTTGGAGAAAGATTCAAAAAGAACTTTGACGAAAACTTATATGGTGCTGAACAAATGAACGTATCATACAAAAGACAACCTCAACCTGTTGATGTTGGTGGAAGTAAAACACAGGCGGGGTCATTAAAAAGTATCAGAAAAGGGTCAACTAACAAAGCACAAAAAATCATGAACCAACTTGAGTCAACTGAAGATAAAAAATCTAAAGTTATTGCTGAAGAAATGGAGAAAATGAAAAATCTTATCGGATACAATAGAAAGACACAGTAAAAATTCACATTTAAAGATTTTATATTATATTCTCCATAGATGGCCTCTATGGAGAATTTTTTTAATTGGATGTCTAAACCAATTCCAACAGACGAAGTAGTAATATGGTTTAATGTTCATAACATGATTTATGAACGAATAGAACTATATGGTGATATATTCAAAACATTGAATCATATCATCGTAGACACGTATATGGGTGAACCAATAGGTAGTTCATCCGAGACCAAAATATCTTTAACCCCAGAAGATAAGAACCTTCACTTTGAATGGTGTTGGAATAAAACAGTTGAAAATTTCAAAAAAGAAAATATTAATATTAATTCAACTGGTGACCACAAAGATTATTTCAAATCTTTTTATATGGATACCTTTTACAATCAACTTGAAAGAAGTGTTAAAGAATCCATTCCTGTTTTTTTAGATGAAATATTTGATGTGTTTAAACCTTTTAGTAAATCTGACTTAGATATGATTACAGAGATGTATAAGTTGATGGAAAAAAATGTAGAATAGAAAAAAACCTTTATTCTATTTACACCAGAGTAAAAAAAGTTAATATTTGAGAATAAACAATAAACGTAAATTATATTACAAATGGAAACATTAGAAAAAATTAAAGAACTAACTGAATTGTTATCAGTTGACGCAGCTAAATTTTACAAAGGTAATAAAAGTGCTGGTACAAGAGCAAGAAAATCTGCACAAGAATTAAAAGCATTACTTCAAAAATTTAGAGCAGAAGTTCTTGAACACAACAAGACAGAAAAAGATGCATAATATTGACACAATATATTTTTTTATATTTGTTTTTACAATATTAGTGTCATTGAAAAATGTCACGAAGTTTATAGGTGCCCTGTTACAAAGAGAACCAAAACCATTGGTTTATAGTAACAGGGAACTTATATTTCTAGGATTATCAATAAGTTACATAATAACATACCTTTACACATCATGAGTTTATATAAAGAATTAGCCCCTTTTGTTGAAAACATACATTCAATTAGGAAGTTGAAAAACTATCTTAGTTTTGATATGGTGTTTCCCGCAAAATGGTCCCTACCTAAAAGTATTGTTGAGGAAGGACAATTAGTTGGGTTTGAGGTAGAGAATCAAAATACAAAAGGAGTTTCATTTGTTTCGCCAATAGATGAGGCCGAGGTCTCAAAGACACTTACTAAAATTGCCAAAATAATTAAATTAAATAAAGAAAAAGAACTTAAGGAGAGATTGTTCAAACAAACAGTTGAACAATTAAAAACTACGTTTGAAAAAACTGATTTGGATAAACTTAAGGGTCTATATTTTGACTTTGATGAAGGGGATGATACTCCTGAGTTAGATGTTAATTTAGATGATACTGAAACCGAAATGGACTATGAGCAAGAAGGACAAAGTACAGTTGGAGTTACTGAGGACTCAGAGTGAGGAGCGTAAAGACGCCAGACAAGTTGAACAGATTAAACAATCTTACATAAAAGAAATAAGTAAGTTTAAAAAGGAGGACTTGTTTCCTATACCAAAAAAACTAACACTATGGCAGAAGATAAAAGTATTGATTTTGGGGAATTAGAAAAATTGGCGTTGATTGCTGAATCTTGTCAAACAATTTTCAGTGGAAAGGCAACCATTGTTTTTGAGTTGCCAAAAGGAGAATACACCAGTGTGATTAATCACTTCAGAGAAGTGGACAGACATCACAAACAATTTTCAATAGACATATCAGGAACTGAGTTCCATTTTATTTTGACTGAGGCAAAGTCGTAAATTTTCTATAGAGAATTTTTTTATCGATACCGTTGGATTCCAACAAAGAGTATAGATATTTTCTTTGAGCGGTTGAATAATCTTTAACGAACAAACAATCACCTCTTTTTATCTTAAAGAAGTGAAGAGACATACAATCAATAAATCTTGAAGATTCACTCTCAGACTTTAAAGTAAAGAGGTGAATCTTTTCGTCTTCTTGGAGTACAATCTTGTTATTCAATACGGATAACATTTTTAAACCATCTCCTTTCATGTACCTTTTTATTAAATCAGACATTGTGATTTTTTTTCTTTCTTTAATGTCGTAAATGGTTTCTTCTTTTTTATATGGTTGAATTTTAAATAAAGTCATACCATCCTCATCCAATTTAACTTTAACGCTTCTACCAAATTCATCGGTCATATAAACTGGTACAAGTTGTTTTGAACTCATCTCAACAATACCAATTTCGTAATTACATTCTTTACCACCTTCGACTCTTATTTCAAATAAGACCTCGTTTGATTCTTTGATTAACTTTTCGTAAAATTGTTTAGCACGGGAGAACGTTATAAACTTCTTTATAATTCGTTTCTTTTTCTTATTCTTAAATAATACTACAATGTAGTTCTCCATATATGAAAGATTACTATAAAATACTAGAAGTTGAAGAGAAAGCTTCAATAGATGAAATAAAAAAATCATACCGAAAACTTGCGGCTCAATACCATCCTGACAGAAATCCTGATGGAGAGGAAAAATTTAAAGAAATTGCTGAGGCATACGAAACTTTGGGAAACCCCGAGAAAAAAGAAAAATACGACAACAAAAGTAAAAACCCATTCCAAGGAACACCATATGAGGACATGTTCTCACAAATGTTTGGTAGTAGAAATGGGTTCCAACAACAAAGAAGAAAATCCGCACCTGATAAAGTTGTAAGAGTTCAGATTACTCCAATTGAATCTTATAAAGGTGAAGAGAAAAGTATCCAATACATGAAAGACAATCATTGTAATGTTTGTAACGGTAGTGGAGGGGAACAACAAGTTTGCGGTACCTGTGGAGGACAAGGATTTCAAATTAAGTCATTCGGAACTGGATTCATGATGCAACAAATCAGAACTGCATGTCCAACATGTGCTGGTCGTGGTTATACTTTGATTCATAAGTGTTACGGTTGTGATGGTAGGGGAACAAAATCCGCGGCTCACGACCTTAGAATTATCTTACCCAAAGGAATTGATAGTGGCCAATATTTAAAAATTGAAAATGCTGGCGATTTTAAAAATGGAGAGTATGGAGATTTAGTTATACAAATTGAAGTTATGCCAAAAGACGGATTCGAAAAAATAAATAACGACTTAATATACAACTTGTTTCTAAACTTAGAACAAGTTAAAGAATCTAATTTCTTAATACCACATCCTGATGGTGAACTAAAAATGGAGTCACCAAAAATATTTGACACTTCAAGACCTCTCAGACTTAAAAATAAGGGATATAATGGCGGGGATATGTATGTAAAACTAAATGTTAAATTTAATAGAGAATCAGTTAAATAAACTGATAATTAATTCAAACAATTTAATTGTACCGTAGATAGATGAACCCAACATATACAAACCTAATGCAATAGTAGCATATTGTAATTTACTTGTTGGTTTTTGGTTGCATTTTTGACATTCAGACATAATTATAAGTATGTTAAGTGAACAAATTCGTAGAATTCTTTATATGTACCTTGATGAGAAGGAACAACAAAAGTATAAGAAACCTCGCAAATATAGTAAATCGTATTGTACATCTACACCATGTAAAGAAATGGGGTTCACACAGAAAGCATCTTGTAGACCTTATAAAAATTGTTATAAGTAGATTTGCCTTTCTTGTTTTTTTTACTATATTTGTCCTATGATAAGTTATATAGGAGGAAAATCAAAAATCGGAAAATGGATAGTACCGTACTATCTTGAAGACATGGAAACATATGTTGAACCTTTTTCAGGTATGTTTTGGTGTTTTTTTAACATGGATTTGGAAAGATACCCAAATCTAAAAAGAGTTGTCTACAACGACTTCAACCCACTAAACTACAATCTTTTTCAGTGTGTACAAAATCCTGCGGAATTACAACGAGCAATGGATGCGATTACTGTACAACAAGTTGGAGTTGATAATACACCACCAGAGTTTAGGGAAAAATTTATCAGCTTTCAGGCTGAAATTTTTGGAGAAAACTTCAGCGTACAACCTTATGATTACGTAACGGCAGCAAAGTATGTTTACGTATTGTCACAAGTTTTTAGTGGAAGTAAACCTGAAACATCTAATTTTATAGACCTGAAGGGTAAGTACCGTTCAAAGTATCTTGCCTTCAGAGACAAGTTGAGCAAACCAGCATGGGTTGAACATTTTACAAAAATAACGCACGTTGAAAACTTAGATTTTCAAGAGGTTATTGAAAAATATGATTCACCATCAACTTATATCTATTTGGACCCACCTTATTGGAAGACCGAGAACTATTATAGTAATCATGATTTTGACAGAGCGGACCATGAAAGATTGGCAAATGTACTAAATAATGTACAAGGTAAATTTAGTTTATCTTATTACGATTTTGATTTATTACATCAATGGTTCCCTGAAGATAGGTTTAGATGGGAGAAAAAAGAGTTTGCAAAAGCTGCTGCGGCAAAAAAAGGTGTAAAACAAAATATGGCTCAAGAACTTCTTATATTGAATTATTAGTTATTTTTGCTCTGGCAATATATTTATTATTAAATTAAGAATAGATGAAATTTACTTCGTTATTAAAGTCGTTAATAGTTGAGCAGTCAAGATTTGAAGTGTTGTTTAACGCTTTGACAAAACCTGGCCAAGATAAAGAGGGAAAGAAAACAAAACCAAAGTTATCTAAGGATGAATTTTTGGCTCTTGTGCAAGCTGACCCAACAACCAGAATGAACAATGTTGATTTAGATACCGCGAGTTCAGAAGATTTAGCAAGAGTTAAAGCTGGTAGCTATGTTCAATGGTTAGTTAAGAATTACTTAATGCCAAAAACAGAAAGACAACCTGGTGATAATGGGTATGAGAAAGAAGTAAAACAAGTTAAGGACACGTTCATGGAGGACTTGTATAAAGTTACCGATGACTTAAAAAAATTCGAAAGATTCAAAGGTAGATTACCTAAGGAGATGAGAGATATTAACAAGTTGACTCCTGATTCATTATACGACGCTGTTAAAGATTTTGATTTAACTTTGGCTTCAACTACTAAAGCCGAAAGAAAAAGTGCTGAGGTTCACCCTGGTGCTAAATTAGTTTATGACGGTGAAAATTGGAGAGTTGTTGAAATTAAAGATAAAGGTGTTGTTGGTAAAGAAGCTGCATGTTTCTATGGTGGTAATAATCAAGAAACAAGATGGTGTACATCTGCACCAGGAGCTTCTTGGTTTGACAGATACATTAAAGACGGTCCATTATATGTAGTATTCAATCCTAATGATACAGATGTTGCGCCAGGTACAGGATTACCTAAAACACGTTATCAATTCCATTTCCCTTCTAATCAATTTATGGATAAGGATGACCGTCAACAAGATTTAGTTCAATTACTTAATGGTCCTATGCAAGAACTTAAGTCATTCTTTAAACCTGAGTTTGCAAAAGGATTGACTGTTGGTGGTGAAAAATTAGTTATTGATAGTTTTAGTCACGGAGCAATTGGTAAGTTTATTGCCTTATACGGTTTGGAAGACTTAATTGGAAGTTTACCTGACACCCTTAAAGAATTCCAAATTCAAAATAGAGATGGAAAATCAAACGTAACAATTAACATACCTGAAGAAATAGGAAGATTTAAGGATTTACACATGATTCTATTAGATAATTGTGTTGACAGTATTCCTGAATCTATTTGTGAATTACCTAAGTTAAGATTCTTAGCTTTGATTAACAATCCAGGTTTAAGAACCATCCCTTCATGTATTGCGGACCTACCTAACTTATATTTCTTGAATTTAAAAGGAAGTGATAATGTTCAGGTTCCTGAGTCAATCAAATCTAAGGGTACTGACATGGGTGGAGGTATGTGGGATTTACAGGACTAATTGTTTAACTTTCAAAAATTTAACATATGAGTGTTGATGTTGAAATATACATGAATGGCATTCTCAAATTCTTCAGAGAAAATCCAAATGATTTATTGAATCTGGTTCCAAAAACCAAAGAGGAAGAGTTTTATAAAAAAATCAAAGAAGTTGCTTTAAAAAATTATGAGAAGGGTGAGGAAGTTAGCCTTACCCAACCTCAACTTATTGATGTTTGTGTTGAAATTAATAAGCCTAAAGCCAAAAAAATTGAAAAATCTGTTAATCATCTTTTTGTTCAGACAAAATTTGGTGAATATTGTTTGAATTAAATTTGGTAGTCTGAAACGTTTAGATTATCTTTGTATTCTAAATCAATCAGATATGTTATCAATAGAAACCCTCAAGCAAGTTACCCCGTCAGTATTCGCAACATCTCCATCCCCAAAGATGTCCCAAAAGTACACTTTCGTACCAACTATCGAAATCGTTGAAAATTTCGACAGAGAAGGTTGGAAGGTATATTCAGCCAAACAGGTTGGTTCAGGTCAATACGCACAACACGAATTACGTCTTCGTAATGGTGGTTTACCAAACGTAGGAGATTCTTTAATCGAAGCGGTTATCAGAAACTCACACAATGGTCTAAGTGCATTCTCAGTAAGTTCTGGTTTACACAGATTAGTTTGTTCTAACGGACTAACAGTTCCAACATCAGTTGCAGATTCTATTTCTGTTAAACACATGAAGTTTGACATGGGAATGGTGAGAGAAATCACAGACCAATTTGCAGAGAGACTTCCTGTAATTCAAAGGTCAGTTGGAAAGATGGAGACAACATTTCTTGAGGAAGATAGATTGGTTGATTTTGTTAACAAATCCGCTCTCATTCGTTGGGAGAAAGGTTCGTTACCTAAGATTAATGTTGAGGACTTCTTACGTCCTGAGAGAGACGGAGATGTAGGAAACTCAGTTTGGAAAACCTTCAATGTAATTCAAGAGAAGTTTGTTCGTGGTGGGTTGAAATACCAATCAAAAAAAGGACGATTTACCTCAATGAAGGAGTTGAAAAACTTCCAAAACATCAATAAGATTAATACTAATCTTTGGGAGCTAGCCGAATCTTATTGTTAATTTAAATGGGGAATTAAATTTCCCCATTTTTTTTATTACATTTGACAAATGAAAGAAGAAATTTTTAAAGTTAAGTTTGAGAAGTATGAGTGTGTGACATTTCACGACTCAACTACATTGTCATATCCACACCCAAGAATAAACAATCCTTTAACGGTAGAATCTCCTTCATGGATTGATGAAGAGGTTGAAGAAAAACCACAACGAACTCCAAAAAAAAGAAATGAAAGATTGGTTTGGATAGAAAAAGAAAATTTTGATTCTGACGAGAAATATATCGAAAATTACGGAAACCCTCTAACCAAGGTTTGTAAAACTTATTCCATGGTTGTTGTTGAAAAACAAGAACATAAAGTTTCTATGAAATTATTTTGGGGTTTCAGAGAAAGAAGAGTTGGAAATACTTGGTTTAAAACAAGTAAAAATGTTGAGTACATTACTGTGAATACAAAAACAGGTGATGTATACACAGGATATTTGCATAATTTTCAAAAAAAGAGAAAGGCAACAAAAAAAATAAATAAAAACTCTTTTATTTCTGAACCAATCAATACGTTTAAGATGAAACTCAGAAACCTCCTTACTACTTTTACGACAAAACATTATGAGATATCTATGGAGGCAATTTCTAAGTTTATTTTTGAAATAGACAAAAGAGAAGATTTTGAAAAGTTAGATTTTGAAAAAAGATTATTTAGATTTTATTTAAATAATAAAGGAATAAAATACCCAAACAATTTTCACCTTTATTCTAAAGTATTAATTGGACCAAAAATTAGAAAAGAGTTAAAAAAACGCGACAAAAAATTGGTTGATGCGTTTATGGGGGAAAAAGGGTTGTCTGGTAAAAAACTAAAGACCGCATTACATAAATGTTCTTCATTGAATATAGGACTTTATGAGTGTGCTAAAAAATTGTTTGGGGATGATTGGGTAAACCAAGAGCCAGATTTCATTATCAATACTTTGAACTGTGAACATAGTAATTTTGACAGGTCTGTTCCTGTTGAGTTTGTAAATGTTATCAGTAAAGAAGAACTTAGACGAGTTTTTAGGTTATTCAAACGAGTGTATTTTGATGGTGTGTTAGATTACTTTACTTTCATAGACCACATCCGTATGTATACTGAACTTAAATTATATGGTGAACAGGATTTGAAATGGATGAGTGATGAGGACAGTAAGGAGTTTTTCAGAGAAGAACATTTGGATTGGACCGACAAGATACAGTTTTACAAGAGAGGTCACTACAATAGGATATATCCAACATGTTTGTACGATTTGATTGAGAAACCAATAGGTGATTATTATCCAGTGGTTCTTAATAGCTCAACGAATTATAATGAGGAGAGTTCATTACAGTCAAATTGTGTGAAAACATATATCGGTAGACCATCGTCTTTAATCATTTCATTAAGAAAAGGTTCTCCAAATGCTGATGATAGAGCAACAATTGAATACAAACTTTCAAACAATGGAAATTATGTTGTTAGTAATAGAGTACAAAGTTTGGGTAGGTTTAATAGTAAACTTGACGAACATTGGATAACTCCTCTATTTAAATTAGATGAACATGTATTATCTTATGTTAAAGATAAAAAGTTTGAAACTGTTAAGTTAACCAAGAAATGTGCAAACGGAACTCTATTAGAATCTGATTCAGAATGGGACGAGTTTGGTACGTTGAGGTGGACGTATAAAGGAATCGAAGGAATACACCAAAGTATATTTAATTGGATATAATGAATAAACCATATTACATACAAAATTTAGAATCCAAAGAAGGCGCTCTATCGGAAGTCGTTTGTCATCAATTGGAAGGAGAATTTTTTAAGTTTTTAAATAAAAAGAAACTTATGACGGTTTATGAAAAAGTATCTTCAAATAAAGAGGGATTAATCAAACATGAAGAAGTAATTTTCAGAAGCCAACAAGGATTTTATTTATGTATTGAAAACAAAACACAAATATCCGCAGAGCCCAAATTTAATCTAACTATTTATTATAAAGTAGAACAAAATACTGAGTTATTTATGTTCTTATCACAATTATTAAAACAATTTAAAAATGACACAACAACTAACAAGTGAGGAATTAAAACAAAAGATTACAAGTAATGAAAACTTTGTTCTTGATTTATTTGCCACATGGTGTGGACCATGTAAGATAATGTTATCTAACTTAGAAAAGGTTAACGAATCATTAATCAAAGAATCTAACGGCTCACCATCATATAATGTATACAAATTCAACATTGAAGATGACATGGATTTGATGGCAGAGTGGGGTGTTAGAGGTGTACCAACCATAAAAGTATTTAAGGAAGGAAAAGAGACATTCTCTCGTGCTGGTGTTATGTCACCTGACATGGTTCTTTCCCAACTAAATTAATGTTATGAAAGAATTAAATGTTATTGTTTATACAATGAAAGGTTGTCCCTTCTGTGTTGACTTCAAAGAAATGTTAACCAAAGAGGGTATTGAGTTCTATGATAGAGATATTGATGAATATAAAGACGAATATGATACCTTCAGTGAAATAACTGAAAATGATATGATTCCAGCTTTATTAATTATTGAAGGGAATGGTAAAAATTATAAATCATTCTTATATGCTCCTGATAGAAACTACAACGAATTAACCGAAGCGGTTCAGATTATAAAAGAACACCGTAAAAAAGTTGGAATTGTTTAAAAAATAACAAAGTCTTTATTTCTTTTCTTAACGAAAGGATATTCTTCAAGTGGATTTGTGAGTTCAATACTCCAATCCACTTTTTTCATTTCTGAATTAATTGATGACATATCAAAATCAAATACATCAAGAATTGCGGAACGTAGAATCTCATCATCAGACTCTTTATACGAGTTATAAACCGAAATAATATTTTCACCTTCCTCGTTTTTATCTGTTGATAGAGTAAATGATATGGTAGATACGGGATAATTTAAAGGTATACTATAAAAGATGTGTTTTCCATAAAGATATATTAATCTACCTTGGTTTAAAGAATGACCATGTGGAAATTCAGAAGTTATTATCAATTGGTCGTCATTAAATTCAATTGGTTGGTACTCAAACGAATATGAGTTTTCACTCTCAACAAAATTACTAATTTGAGTTTTATGGTATGAACAATTTTCGGATTTATGTAAAGTGAATGATAACTCTTTTACTTTGGGTAATCTAATACCGTACTCAATAAGGTCTATTGTATGGGATATTGGAAATTTTGGGTTGTATTTTTCATTAAACTCGGTAGATATTGAATTTATGTCCAATATTTCTTTATGCGAGGTTTGACCTTTTATTACTATAAAATTTTTACAATCAGATATGGATATAACCGTATCTTCTGTTTGTGGTATTTTGGATAAAATAAAATCGGCAAATAAATTAACAGTATAAACCCGACTGTTCTTTTTCTTTAGAATCATTAAAACAAGACTTAATATTTATTGTTGAGGAAATTATAATAAATTTTATAAACAAAACGAATACAATTGTTTGGTAAATAACGAATCTTAGTTGTATTTATAACATAATAGAAATACATTTTCATGGCTAAAAATATTGTAATCACCCCAAGAGTATCTGTACCCAACATATCATTTGACAATGGAGGGGAAATTACGTTGACGGTGACCCAAGGTGCAAGGATAAATTTTAATACTTCTTCTCAATCCAATCTACTTTACATTGATATTTCTAACAAAATAATTTCTGTTGGAAATACTCTTAACGTTAAAGATAATTTAACCGTTGGCGGAACTCAAGTTATTAATGGAACTGCAAATTGGGTTGGTCCAACAACTGGTATTTTGGGGAGTCAAGGTGCTAAAGGAGGCACAGGGGCTCAAGGTAGTGTAGGTGAAATAGGGTCTACAGGTGCACAAGGTACTCAAGGACCTAATAATACAACTCAAGGAGCGCAAGGAGCCACAGGAAATGTTCAAGGTGCTCAAGGACCTCAAGGCGATATTGGAGCGACAGGCCCCCAAGGACCAACAGGTTCACAAGGTAGTTTGGGACCAACAGGTGCACAAGGTAATACAGGCGCACAAGGTAATACAGGAGCCCAAGGTCATACAGGAGCTCAAGGAGCAACAGGACCAACAGGACCAACAGGAACTCAAGGTAACACAGGACATCCAGGAGCTCAAGGAGCAACAGGACCAACAGGACCAACAGGAACTCAAGGTAACACAGGACATCCAGGAGCTCAAGGAGCAACAGGACCAACAGGAAACACAGGAGCCACAGGACCAACAGGTTCACAAGGAGGAATAGGACCAACAGGACCAACAGGTGCACAAGGTAATACAGGTTCAACAGGACATCCTGGTGCTCAAGGAAACACAGGTCCAACAGGGCCAACAGGTAACACAGGACCAACAGGTAATACAGGCGCTCAGGGTTCAACAGGGCCAACGGGACCAACAGGTTCACAAGGAGCAACAGGTCACCCTGGAGCTCAAGGAGCCACTGGTACTACAGGACCAACAGGTAATACAGGACCAACAGGTAATACAGGAGCCCAAGGAACAACAGGTCCGACAGGACCAACAGGTTCACAAGGAGCAACAGGTCACCCTGGAGCTCAAGGAGCCACTGGTACGACAGGACCAATAGGTAATACAGGACCAACAGGTAATATAGGTGCTCAGGGTTCAACAGGACCAAAGGGACCACAAGGTTCACAAGGAGCAACAGGTCACCCTGGTGCACAAGGTTCAGGAGGTGCAACGGGAGCACAAGGTTCAACAGGAGGACAAGGAGCCCAAGGTTCTCAAGGAGGTGTGGGACCAACAGGAGCCCAAGGTAATCCTGGTGCAACAGGACACCCTGGTGCACAAGGTGCTACGGGTGTAACAGGAGCACAAGGTTCAACAGGAGGACAAGGAGCCCAAGGTTCTCAAGGAGGTGTGGGACCAACAGGAGCCCAAGGTAATCCTGGTGCAACAGGACACCCTGGTGCACAAGGTTCAGGAGGTGCAACGGGTAATCAGGGTGCTCAAGGAGTTGGTGCATATCAAGGAGCACAAGGGGCTCCTGGTGTGAGTGCTGGAGGACAAGGAGCCCAAGGAGCTCAAGGTACAAATGGAACTCCTGGAGGACAGGGTGCACAAGGTGCGATAGGTTTTACACCAGGTACCTCAGGACCACAAGGAGCCCAGGGTGCTGGAGGACCAGGTGGAGGTCCAGGACCAACAGGTGCTCAAGGTAACGTTGGACCAACGGCAACAACTTGTTATTCCCATTCAGGATGTGCTGGTTCTAGTGTTCTCCAAGCTTGTAATTGCGTTCAAACCGCATTTTATTATCAACAAACTTCGTTTAACGACTTCCAAGGAATAAAATATAATAATTTAACCAATTGTCAAAACTCTACTTGTGATTGGAATGGTACTTATGATTATGTTGGTAGTGCTGCGGCTGCTTATGGTGCTTTAGGTTATAGTTGTGGTAGTGGTGGTACAGGATATCTTTGTGGTGGTTCACCATATTCAGATGAGAGACTAAAAAATGGAATTGAGACTCTTAAAAATGCTTTAGAAAACATAATGAAGATTGAGGCGGTTGAATATGATTGGAATGAAAATTTAAGAGAATACGAATATTTCAAAACCCAACAAAAATTACATACAATAGGACTTATTGCCCAAAACGTTAGATTATATTATCCTGAAGCGGTAAGAATTAATAATGACGGGTATTATTCAATTGATTATACAAAATTAAATGCTGTGTTGGTAGAAGGTATCAAAGAGCAATCAATATTTATCGAAAGTATCGATAAAGAATTAGATTATATAGAAACAAAACTTAGTTAATGGCTAATATTATAATATATCCCCAAGGTAATGTAGGAAATACGAATCCACAAGTTGTTTTCAATGACGGTTCTACCACATTGCAATTCAATGTTGGAGTATCGACATTAACTCTTTCATCTAGTACTGTATCTTCAGGTGTTCAATTAGGACCACAAAATGTTGTTGTTTCAGGCGCTAGTGCGCAAGGTACAAGTATCTCAGAAGGAAACGTATACGTTGGTGGGGTTAAAATGATTAACTATGACGCAACTTGGGTTGGTCCATCATCAGGAATTGCGGGGGCACAAGGACCAACAGGTGCACAAGGTAATACAGGTGCACAAGGTAACAAAGGAGGACAGGGTTCTCAAGGAGCAACAGGAAGTTTAGGAGCGGATGGAGCTCAAGGGCCAATTGGACCTCAAGGGTCTCAAGGAAATGTTGGTTTCCAAGGAACACAAGGTTTCCAAGGACCAACAGGACCAACAGGTGCTCAAGGTGCTAATACAGGGGCGCAAGGAAATACAGGAGCACAAGGAGGACAAGGGGCTCAAGGTACCCAAGGTGCGAACACGGGAGCTCAAGGAAACACAGGTCCAACAGGACCAACAGGTGCTCAAGGGACACAAGGAGCCAATACAGGTGCTCAAGGAAACACAGGTCCAACAGGACCAACAGGTGCTCAAGGGACACAAGGAGCCAATACAGGTGCTCAAGGACCAACAGGACCACAAGGGGCTCAAGGACCTACTGGCCCGACAGGGGCACAAGGTCCAACTGGACCACAAGGAGCTCAAGGTTCGACAGGTGCTCAAGGTACACAAGGTGCTAATACAGGAGCCCAAGGTGCTTTAGGTTCTCAAGGAGCACAAGGACCAACAGGACCACAAGGAGCACAAGGTACAACAGGACCACAAGGTACAACAGGACCACAAGGTGCTCAAGGTACACAAGGGGCTAATACAGGTGCCCAAGGTGCTTTAGGTTCTCAAGGAGCACAAGGTCCAACAGGACCACAAGGTGCTCAAGGGACAGGAGGACCACAAGGTACAACAGGACCACAAGGTGCTCAAGGGTCTCAAGGAGGAAGTACAGGAGCCCAAGGTGCTTTAGGTTCTCAAGGAGCACAAGGTCCAACAGGACCACAAGGTGCTCAAGGGACAGGAGGACCACAAGGGCCAACAGGTATATCAGGAGCTCAAGGTACACAAGGAGCCAATACAGGAGGACAAGGAAATGTTGGTAATACAGGAGCTCAAGGTGCTGTAGGGTTCCAAGGAGCTGGAGGTCCAGGAGGACCACAAGGTACAACAGGACCACAAGGTGCTCAAGGGTCTCAAGGAGGAAGTACAGGAGGACAAGGAAATGTTGGTAATACAGGGGCTCAAGGCGCTGTAGGGTTCCAAGGAGCTGGAGGTCCAGGAGGACCACAAGGTTCTCAAGGACCACAAGGAGCCCAAGGTTCTCAAGGTGGAAATACAGGTGCTCAAGGACCTTTAGGAAATGTTGGTGCTCAAGGTGCTGTAGGGTTCCAAGGAGCTGGAGGTCCAGGAGGACCACAAGGTTCTCAAGGACCACAAGGAGCCCAAGGTTCTCAAGGTGGAAGTACAGGTGCTCAAGGCGCTCAAGGTTCTCAAGGAGACGGTGGAGGTACTTTATCTGGACCACAAGGAGCTCAAGGAGCCCAAGGTGCGGTAGGTACACCTGGTGCAACAGGAGCCCAAGGTGCGGCAGGTAACAATGGTACAACAGGAGCCCAAGGTGCTCAAGGACCCTCAGGTGGAATACCAACAGGTAATACAGGAGCACAAGGTGGACCAGGACCAACAGGACCACAAGGTGCTCAAGGTTCACAAGGACCACCATCAGATAGAAGATTGAAAGATAATATCAAGAAACTTGAAAATGTTATTGATACTGCAAAAAAAATACAAGGGGTTTCTTTTGAATGGGATGAAACTCATGAAAAAATATCAAAACATGAGTATATCCACTTCAAGTCTGCGTTTTCTGGAACTGCAATTGGATTCATTGCTCAAGAGATAGAAAAAGTTGTCCCTGATGTTGTATTTACAAGTGACGATGGATTCAAATCGGTTGAATACGGACAATTAGTTAGTATTGGTGTTGGAGCGGTTCAAGAACAACAAACAAGGATAGAATCTATTTATAAAAGAATAAACAAACTTAAAGAAGTAATAGGTGGCTGAGAATATAATTATAACGCCAGGTAGTGGTACAATCGATTTTTACGATTCAGGTAATACTTTAACGACATTAATTGTTGAATCAGGTAGCTTAAAATTTAAAAGAGCTGGGGGAACATACCTTGCTTTGGATAATACATATCCAAACTTTAAAGTTACTCTTGGTAATTTATATGTAGGAAACGCACTTCAAAATAACTTTGGAAATGTAATTAACTCTACAGGTTGGTTGGGAAATCCATTACCAACAGGTCCACAAGGTGCTCAAGGTTCACAAGGTGCTCAAGGTTCACAAGGACCCACAGGACCACAAGGAGCCCAAGGTAATCAAGGGGCTCAAGGACCAACAGGGGCTCAAGGACCAGTTGGACCAACAGGTGCTCAAGGGCCACAAGGAGCTTTAGGTCCTCAAGGACCAACAGGTCCTCAAGGAGCACAGGGAGGACAAGGTGCACAGGGAAACCAAGGAGCACAGGGAAATACAGGTTCACAAGGAACTACAGGAGGACAAGGAGCCCAAGGAACACAAGGACCGACAGGACCTCAAGGAGCCCAAGGAACTACAGGAGGACAAGGAGCCCAAGGAACACAAGGACCGACAGGACCACAAGGTGCTCAAGGAACAGGAGGTACCCAAGGAGCAACAGGACCAGTGGGTCCGCAAGGGTCACAAGGACCAACAGGACCACAAGGTGCTCAAGGAACAGTTGGACCATCACCAACAGGTGCTCAAGGGTCTCAGGGACCTGCAGGAGGACAAGGAGCTCAAGGTCCAAAAGGACCACAAGGTTCACAAGGACCTGTAGGACCTCAAGGTTCACAAGGTGCGGTTGGAGCATCACCTGTAGGACCACAAGGGGCCCAAGGAACTGCAGGAGGACAAGGAGCTCAAGGTCCAAAAGGGCCACAAGGTTCACAAGGACCTGTAGGACCTCAAGGTTCCCAAGGAGCAGTCGGAGCATCACCTGTAGGACCACAAGGAGCCCAAGGACCTGGTGGAGTACAAGGAGCTCAAGGTCCAAAAGGACCGCAAGGTTCACAAGGACCAACAGGACCTCAAGGTTCCCAAGGAGCAGTCGGAGCATCACCTGTAGGACCACAAGGAGCCCAAGGACCTGGTGGAGGGCAAGGAGCCCAAGGTTCACAAGGACCTCAAGGTGCTCAAGGTCCAAAAGGACCACAAGGTGCCCAAGGTAATACGGGAGCATCACCTGTAGGACCACAAGGAGCCCAAGGACCTGGTGGAGGACAAGGAGCCCAAGGTTCACAAGGACCTCAAGGTGCTCAAGGTCCAAAAGGACCACAAGGAGCCCAAGGTAATACAGGAGGTTCACCAGGAGGAGCCCAAGGTGCTCAAGGTGGTGGTGGAGGCCAAGGAGCTCCAGGACCTATAGGACCTCAAGGTGCTCAAGGACCAAAAGGACCACAAGGAGCCCAAGGTAATACAGGAGGTTCACCAGGAGGAGCCCAAGGTGCTCAAGGTGGTGGTGGAGGCCAAGGAGCCCAAGGAGCCCAAGGAGCAAAGGGTGCTCAAGGGGCTAAAGCGGTACCAGGAGCTCAAGGAGCTCAAGGAGTTCAACCGACATATGCTCAAGGTGCACAAGGTGCTCAAGGTATTAACAGAGGGGCTGGACCAACAGGTGCTCAAGGAGGAACAGGACCTGACAACCCTGGACCACAAGGTGCTCAAGGACCAGGAGGAGGTCCAGGACCAACAGGTTCACAAGGAGCAACAGGGTCGCCAGGACCTTCAGATGTTAGATTAAAGAAAAACATTAAAAAAATTGAAAGTCCGTTATCTAAGTTATTAAAATTAAGAGGTGTTTCATTCATTTGGAATTCCAAAAATCCAAACTTAGAGAATACAAAAGATATTGGTTTTGTGGCACAAGAAATTGCTCACGTTATACCTGAATTAGTATTTAAAGAAAATAACGGAAAAGATTTATATAAAGTAAAATATGGTGATATAATAGCACTTTGTTTAGAAGCTGTTAAAGAACATGAAGAAATGATAAATTCTAAAGAAGAACGATTAAGTAAATTAGAATATAAGGCAAAAGAAAAGGGGTTAATCTAAACCCCTTTTTTATTTATAATATTTTCTATTTCTTCTTTGGTGTTGTACAACATTGTTAAGAATCTCGGCCAAATTTCAGGATTAAACTTTTTAATCAATTCAATATAAGTTTTGTAATACGGTTCTTCTTCACCAGTATTTAATAGTTCAATTGCATCAGGGTAATCTAAAGATATATTTGCAAGTAGTTTAGAAACTCTATTATCGTTAACACCTTCATCATTTATTCTACGTATAATATCCAAAGAAAGATTTGATAATTGTTCTCCTTTACCAAAATAATTCAAAATATTATTCAAAGATTTTAATAGATACTTTTTATTTTCTAAGTTTCTTAATCTATTTGCTCTTCTTGAAAACTCATTTACCAAACCTTCAAGGAATTCATTTGTAATTGCCCTGAATTCTATTTTGTGACCCCAATAATCTTTATCAGATTTCTCATTGTATGTAGATTGATATTTCATATTCATTCTATTTGATTGAGATGGGTCTGTGGCGTGCAACATTTCATGATATATGGTTAAGAACAGATTTTTCTTTGAACCATACATTTTCGGATTTAACTGTATTACCAAATCCATAGGGTCTCTTGAACCTTTTGGTCGCGTATCTAACTCACCAAAATGAGGGTATCTTGGGTTGATATAAATTCTAACTAATGCATCTGTTCCATCAGAAGTTTTAAATTGAAGATGGTCAACTTGAGTTTTTTTATCATACTTTACATTTCTATTTGACCATAACTTATCAGTCAACTCCACCAACTTTGTGTAAGTTTCTGGGTCAAACTTGAATCGTTTTTGTTCGGTAAGAACTGAGGATAGTATGTTTATAAATTTAATCATCTGTCTAAATCTGTACTCCAATTAATAGGAATTCTTTTTGGTTTAATTTTTTTCGAATAACTATCAAAAGTATCTACGAAAGGTATCTGAGCTTTTTTGATGTCTTTAATTCTTTTCATCTCATCACCAATACCTGTAGATAAATAGGCTTGAATCTCATCATCCACCACATTTTCACCATAACCCATCCCTGTTATTTTTCTTGAGATAATATCTCGTGTGTTAGGTGAAAGGTTTTCTATGTTAACCATTTGTTTTCTTTTATATATTGGCGACGAAAACCATAAACCATGCGCAACTTCATGGAATATAAGTGAAGTGTCTTCACCATCACTTTGGTCTATCCCAATTAAATAAAAGTTTTCAGAACCAACCTTTTCTCTAATTGTATCAACAACACTAAACATAATAAGGTCGTAGAAGTTAAGGTCGGGGATTTTAGTTATACATGATTCTATTGAGGTACATGGTATATTATAGCCTGCCCAATCCTCATGATAAGAAAAGTAATCTTTTTTAGTTTTTTCTTTATAGAATTTAACATAGTCATACCATTTAAAACCTTTACCTCTGAATGTGTCTGAATCTGATTCATAGAACTCTTGGTATCTCATGAATACTCTGGCTCTTAACTTGTCGTCTTTGATAACAAGTGCAAAGATACCAGGTAACATTTCAAACAACTCAATCTGAGAAAGGACATTCTTAATGTTTTTTGGCGGAGTTTTTGGAGGGGTAAAACCTCTCTGTTCTTTCAATATGGATAATATTTTATTTGTTAATTCCATTAAATAAAATCTTGAAAATACATGTTAATATTTTTGTCAACTAATCTTGAATCAGGGTAGTCAGGAGGATATACACTCAGACAATCTACATATTCATCTAATATAGATATGTATGAACCCCAGTATTCTAATGTGCCCGAATTACCATATCCTTTATTATCGTTCAAATAGTCTAGTATAACGGTATCAAAATTACTTGCTACAGGGATTTTAAATATTTCAACCATCGTGTCTTTCTTATAAGTGTGAGGTCTTGAAGTCCATTCACCTTTACCGTTGAAATATTCATTAATTTTGTCAAAAATATCTTCGTAAACTTCTGATTCGTAGGCTGAATTATATGAGTTACTATGGATTGAATATAATTCTGACTTCAAATCTTCTAAAACATTATCCAATAAATAATCCATGGAATCTTTGTCATCAATAATTCTTTTTACATTTTCTGAGGTAATGATTGCGAATTCAGGATGACCTTGCTCAGAAGCAATCAATTCCAACTCTTCACTCTCAGGCTCAACTTCTCTACCATTTAAAGTATCAACAACATATTCCTGTAATCTTTTATCATTCTCAGGTGTTAACTCTTCTATCACATCTCTGTGAACATCATCTGTGGTGTCCCAATACGGTTCCCAAACGTCACCATCACCAGATAAAACTTGCTCAATGGTATCTCTACTAATATCGTTTCTACCTGAACAAAATAACTTTGATAAACTACCTCTATCCGTTGTTTCTAAAAATATGTTTCCGTTACCATCCATTGTTAAATCACTATTCAACAACCTAACAACATATTCGTAGAATTTTTTTCTATCTTCTTCGTAAAGCCAAATAAGATATTCATTTTGCCAATCTTCTGAGTCAGGAGCTGTGGGGTCCACCAAAGACATATAACCCCTTTTCTTCAAAATACTGAAAAAGGTACCATAGTCGTTAAAATACTTTGTAACGTCTAAATCTCCGTTATTAAAATCATCTACGATTTCTTCGAATGTCATACTAATAAATACAAAAAAAGGGACAAATTTTTGTCCCTTTCACTAATTTTGGAGAAATCTGTTATTTAGAAGATTTGTTTACGTTGTAATACTTCTCAACAGTTTTCTTAATTGCAGCCTTAATACTCTCTGATTGTTGTTGTTTTACTAACTGAGCAGCTTGTTGTTGCTGTTGAGTTTGAGGCTGTGATTGATTGTTATTTTTGCATCCGCATCCCATATTGATATATTTTTGTTTTGTTTATGTCTATAAATAGTTCCTGACTCTAATTATAATATACAAAAGATATTTATTAAATAAAAGACTAATGGATTTTTTAAAATTGATACAAGAAGGTAGGGTTGAGGATTTCAAATCCAAGTATAGTAATAAGTTTTCACCAGAACAACTTAAAAGGATTGTTGATTCAGTTCCTCATAAATATTTGATGTGGGTTGGTAAAACGTTTGATGGAATCAACTTTGAAGAAAACTTTCCAAAATTATATAACTCATTAAACAAGTTCACAAAACTATCAACAAACCTACCAAAAACAGACATCAATCAGTATCAAAATTTAGATGACCTTCTAAATGCTATTTCTGTTTATGAAAATAGAGAAAGAAGAGATGTGAAAAAAGTTGAGGGTGGTAATGTTGTTTATGACGATGGTAAACTATTCGTTGTTAATCCGTTAGATTATAAAGCCTCTTGTTATTACGGTAAAGGCACCAAATGGTGTACCGCTGCTGAGACAGACACACAGTTTAAAAAATACAACGAAGATGGTAAGTTGTTTTATATTATAGACAGAACCAAACCAACAAGTGACCCACTATATAAAGTTGCGTTATTAAGAAAATTTGATGGGGAAAAAAAATACTTTGATGCAAAAGATGAATATGTAAAATCAGGATGGATTTTTGGTACAAAACAATTGAATGATTTGGATAAGACTGTGGACCAATACTTACAAAGTGAGTTTGCGGAGCAGTTAAAGATATTCAACGACATAGAACTTGCAAAAAAAGAAAAAGAAAGATTACGTAAATTGGAAATTAATAGGATATTAAACCAAAGACGTGAAGAAGCACAAGAAAGAAGATTGGACGGAGATTGGGATTTGAGTAATCCTGATATTGATGAGATTGGACTCAAAGCTCAGGCGTTATTAGAATATTTGGTGGATAATGGGGACGCTCAAGTTTTAACTAATGAACAAAAAATCGAGATTCAAAGAATCAAAGACGAGATAGAAAGACTTAATACGGAGTATAATGATAGTGAAGATGTAAGAACTGACCTTTTAACTCAAATAGAAGAGTTAGAAGATGAATTAGATGATTATGATTCTTACATTGATGTTTATAATATTATACCCGCTGGCGGTTTTTACGATACAACTGAATTTGAAGTTATTGATAGTGAGGTTGACAACAACCGATATGCTGTTGGTACAGATAGTGAAATGCAATCAAGTTGTGAGGAGTATATTGAAAACCTTATAGATGATATAGGTTATGAAGGGTTTAACGCTGGTTTTGCTAAAGGTTATTTAGATGAAGATGCAATTGCAAATGAAGCTGAAGACATTTATGAAAATGATGTAAGGGATAATCCTGAGGCATATTTTGATGATAGTCAAAGGATGTTGTCTGATGCTCAAGAAGAAAGAATTAGAATTTTGGAATATACTATTCAGAAGGTAAACAAAACAATAGACCAGTTCGAATCAATGATGGACGGGGAAAATGATGATGCAATCCAAGAAAAAATAGAAGAACTACAGGAAAGATTGGAAGAGTATGATTCTGAGATTGAAGAAATAAAGGACGACCCTGAAGGTGATTTTCCTGATGAATTGATAGATGATAAAGTAAGTGATTTGGTTAGTGATGTAAAAAGTGACCCTGAGTGGTTTTTATCTGAATTTGGTCTTAATTGGGATGATTATGTAAATAAAGAAGAGTTTATTCAAGGAGTTATAGACGCTGACGGTTATGGACATACAATCAATAGTTATGATGGAAGTGCTGATGAGATATATGTAAATGACCAGTTATTTTACGTAATGAGAATTGATTAATATTTTTAAACCATTATAATTTTCACATGGGTAGAAAGAAAAAAATGTCATTCAAATTAAATCCAGAGTGGATGTATAAAGAACCTTTGGATTTTGAATATAACAAATATACATTATTAGATTACTTACAAAAGTGTGATAAGAGCTTTGATAAGTTCGAGTTATATCCAAATTTTGTTGAGTTGTCATTACACTTGGCAAACATTCAATCCATAGTTAAAGAAAATACCCTATTACTTACTGATAAAAAATTTGAATCATTTGATGATGAAATATTGGTTAAAGAACTTATACCAAAAAAACCAAGAAAACTTTCAGAAGATGAGGAGGATGAATTAGACAAAACAATCAAATTTTCAGGACCAAAATTATTTGACGCATTTAACATTGCAAAATCAATTTGGAATATTGCATTTGAATCTATTGATTTGTATCTAAGAAAGAATCGAAAAAATTTAGTGGCGGGAACTGGATATATTTTCTTTTATAGAAAACAAATTGAAAAGTTATATGTTTGGGAGTATGAAATTAAAACAGACAAGAAAGATAAGTCAACTAATAGGACTTATTTAAATTTAATATACGAAGGAGTTGCTGACGAGATACCTTTATCAGAAATTATTGATACATTTTCAAAATGGAATCAAACTGAATACTACAAAGAACTTCCAATCTTTGAGATTAGATGTTCACAAAATTTTCCGTTTGAGGAAACAATGGTCCCAATTATAAAGAGAAAAGTTATGTCTTATATTTTTCAAGTTGTTAATACTGAAAAAATAAATAACTTTGACTCTGACAATTAATTTTACTATAATTCATTCATGGGATTCAATAAACGATGGGTCGACCTTGACCGATGTATTAACGCCTTAAAAGTAGGTAAACTCAGAGAGTATTACGGTAAGAGTGATATGTTAGTTTTCGAGGACGACACTAGCTCATTAATATATGATTTGTACATCCAAGGAAAAACGGATGAAGAAATATTAATTATTATTAACAAACAAAACACGGAGGAAAAAACCAATGAAGTGCATCAAATCAATCAAAGCAACTAAAAACACCGAAGTAGGTGTTTTTATGAGAACCAGCGAAATCGAGGCTGAAAGTAAAGTTAAAACAGGTTATTGGGCATACGCACCAAAGTCTGAGTATAAGTCGTGGAAAAGAGGTACAACTACCGAAGAACCACAATCAACTGAAAAAAAGAAAGATAATCCAAAACAAATGAATGGTGTAGAAACCGCAGAAACATTTGTAAAAACAAGAAAAAAATCTAAATAATGGACAAGAAACTAGTCAAAATGTTAAAGACCTCAGCAGAGGCAGATAAAGCTAAAGCGTTATTAACCTTAGATTTATTAGGAAACAGAGGTGTTGGAATCGGAGACCACTCAACTAAAGATTTCTATAACAACGCTGAAGAAGCATTACACATGTTAATCGATGCTGACGATAGATTAGATGCTATCGAAAAGTATTTTGAGTCTAAATAAACTTTGGAAGATTTTATATTCACAATGATAATAATTGTGGGGATATTCTCCATTGGTTATTACATTGGTAAAAGAGACGCAAGATAAATGAAAAAGTTTTTTAAAAAATTGGAGTTTTGGTTTGACCTATACTTTGTATATTTTTTATACAATGGTAATAAGACACACAAATACTACGAATACATGGAAAAAAAATGGGGTAAAAATGAGTAAAGAAATGGTAAATGGTCCTGCTCATTATGGTGGAGCGGATAACCCATATGAAGTAATTAAAGTGTGCGAGGCTTGGGATTTAGATAAAGACGCATACCTGTTCAACGTTGTCAAATACGTTGCGAGGGCTGGTAAGAAAGACGAAACTAAAGAACTTGAAGACCTTAAGAAGGCTGCGTTCTATTTAGACAGAAAAATTCAAAACCTTCAGAAATGATAATTTGGTTTACAGGACAACCTGGTTCAGGAAAGACAACAATTTGTAAAAGAATTCTTTGGGACAAGCCAGGTGTTTTCCATATTGATGGTGATGACCTAAGAGACCTTTTTGATAACAAAGATTATTCAGAGTTAGGTAGAAGAAAAAATGTTGAATTAGCTCAACAAATTGCCCATTACCTCCACAAAAAAGGTAAAGACGTGGTTGTCTCATTGGTTTCTCCATACAAAGACCAAAGAGATAAGTTCAAAGAAAAGATTGGTCATAATATGTTTGAGGTTTATGTCCATACTTCTGAAATAAGAGGACGAGAAGATTTCTTTGTAAAGGAATATGGACAACCAACTGAAAACTACTTGGATATCGACACAACAAACGAAAGTGTTGAAGAATCCATAAAAAAAGTTTTAGATTACGTAAAAAAATAATTTATGATTGACTTAACTATATTTGAAAAACTTAAAACATCATACCAAGGGGCTTATCCATTTCCTTATGTTGTGATTGATAACTTCCTACCAGAATTTATTATGACCAAATGTCTTGAGGAGTTACAGAATCATAAGGAGTGGAGTAGTAACAAAATGGAATGGGTTGAACCATTCCAAGTAAATAAATTCTTTATCCCTGATGAAAAAGATGATATCGAATATGTTAAATCAAAAGTGCCGATTACATCGCTTATACTTGATTACTTGAACACCCCTGAATTTCTGAAACATTTGGAGAATTTGACAGGTATTAAGAAATTATTTAGAGACCCTTTATTAATGGGTGGAGGTGTTCACAAGATAAATAAGGGTGGGAAATTATCCATTCATATTGATTACAACAATCATCCAATCACGAAACATAGGAGAAAATTAAACTTATTAATTTATCTTAATAAAGATTGGGATAAAAATTGGGGGAGTAATTTAGAACTTTGGGATAAAGAACTGACAAAAAAAGTTATAGAGGTTGAACCAATATTCAACAGAGCTGTTATTTTTACAATAGATGGTGCACCACACGGACATCCACACCCATTGAACTGTCCTGAAAACGTTTCAAGGTATTCTTTGGCGTTGTATTATTTTATTGATGAAGAACCTGAAGAAAAACATTCAGTGATTTTTTATAGAAACGATGAAGTTGGTATTACGGATAATAATAACAGTTATGATAAAATTTTTAAAACAAACTAACTATGAAAATCCATGTTGAAGGAGACCCAAAGCTAAAGAACAATTCAGGTAAACAATATTCAATGTTTATCGGAAGATGGCAACCATGGCACAATGGACACAAATGGTTAATTGACCAAAGATTAAATGAAGGTAAGAATGTTCTTATTTGTATAAGAGATATTGAACCAAATGAAAAGAATCCATTTACTGCGGAGGAGGTTGAGGCAAACATTAAACGTGAGTTGTGGCAACTAATTGGAAATGAAAGAGTTAAGGTTATGATTATACCTGACATCGAATCTGTCAACTTTGGTAGGGGAGTTGGTTATGATATAATTGAACACATACCACCACAAGAAGTTTCAGATATATCTGCAACAAAGATTAGAGAACAATTAAAAGAAGAAGGTAAATTATGATTGAAATAAATAAGATAATTAATGGAGATTGTATTGAGGAAATGGGTAAAATGCCAGAGTCATCAATTGACCTTTTGGTTACATCACCACCTTATAACGTTGGAATTGACTATGATACTCACGATGACAATCAGTCCATGGAAGATTATTGGCAATTTACTGAGGATTGGTTGACTCAATCATTTAGAATACTGAAGGATGACGGTAGAATTGCTATTAACATTCCTTATGAAGTTAATGTACAAGACAGAGGAGGAAGAGTATTATTCATGTCTGAATTTTGGACGATAATGAAAAAGGTTGGATTTAAGTTTTATGGACTTGTTGACCTTGATGAGAACTCTCCACACAGAAGTAAAACCACCGCTTGGGGTTCTTGGATGTCACCGTCATCACCATATATCTATAATCCAAAAGAGTGTGTTATCCTTGCTTACAAGAAAGATAGAATCAAAAAAGTTAAGGGAGAACCTCAATGGGTTGCAGAAGTTGTTGATGTTGAACAAGAAGACGGAACCATAAAAAAGAAGAATGTTTATCAAGATGAAGACAAGAAAGAGTTTATGAGTTTAGTGTACGGACAATGGGAATACTTTGCAGATACTAAACAACAAACCAAAGCCACATTCTCAATGGACATTCCAATGAAAGCTATAAAAATTCTTACATACAAAAATGATATTGTTTTGGACCCATTCTGTGGTTCAGGAACAAGTATGGTTGCGGCTGTTGTTGGTGACCGAAGATGGGTTGGAATTGAATTAAGTCCAAACTATTGTGATGTTGCAAGAAAACGAGTTCAACACTTTGTTGACCTTAAAAAACAAGGAGTTTTAAACTTCGGTGAATAATATAATAATACATAAACATAAAAAGGTCCAAAAGACCTTTTTTTTGTTTCTATGAATATTTATTAAGAAAAACATTAATGGCTGAAATAATAATAACCGAACGTCAACTACAATTAATCAAAGAAAAAACCCTTTCAGAATACACAGATGAAAATGGTGAGTTGATTAATGAGGCGGCTTGGTATAATACTGTAATGGACATATTAGGTATTATTGACCCAACACCTGTTGTTGATATCATCAACGCCACATCATACTTCATTCAAGGAGACACACTTTTTGGTATTCTAACAATAGTTGGGGCAATACCATACGCTGGTGATTTTGTTGCCAAACCTGTTTTAGGTGCCCTTAAAATTGGTGGACCATCTGTTAAAGCTTTGGAATCGGCAATAAAAATGTCCAAGGGAGCTGCGGTAGGTAGTAAAGAATACAAAGCGGCTCAAGAGACAATTGAAAGATTGGCTAAAGAACCTGGTGTTATTGGAAGTTTCTTACAAAAAATGGGTGGAGGTTTTGGTGACAAGGTTATTAAAACAATTGACGAAATTCCTGCAGGACCATTCAAAGGAATGAAAGATACAATAAAAAGTTATTTCCAATTGTTAGGTAATGCTGGTAAAAAAAGTGTTATGTTCCAAAAAAGAGCTGGGGTTCTTGCAAAAAACTTCCAAAAAGGAACTGCCGCTGTCAAAGATGTTGAACTTCTAAAAAATTATCTTAAAACTCAAAAAGTATTTAATCCCGCCACTCTTACTAAACCAGGATTCTTTACAAATGTATTTTTTGGGGGGATTCCAAGATTATTTAGAAGCCCATCCCAAAGAAGATTAAGAATTTTAATGCAATCTACAAAATGGTGGTTAGGATTCCTTGATTACATTGGATTAGGTAACTGGGTAGGTGCTGAAGAATTAGCTAAAAAAATGGGAGAAGAAAATTTTAATAATAAAGTTGAAGAATATAATCAAACACCCGAGGCTAAACAAAACTTTGAGGACCAATTTGGAACTGAAAACATGCAAGGTCAAACAAATAATCAACAAAGTACCACTTCATCAACAACAACATCATCACCTGACATAGACCCATTTGCTAAGTGGTTAAGAAATTTATTGATGGGACAAGTAAATCCAGTTCCTGGAATGTAAAATATTAAGAAATGAAAGAAGAATTAATAAAAAAATTAGTACAAATACAATTACAATGGAAGTTTTTACATTGGCAAACTTTTGGTGATGCCAAACATAGATTGTATGGTGAAATTTATGATGGTTTAGGTGATTTAATTGATGAGTTTACAGAAACTATGATGGGAAAATATGGTAGACCCGAGTTTGACCCTGAATTTGCTTTAATGTTTCAAGACATTAAATCATTGAGTATTCAAAACTTCATGGATGGAATTACTGAATTTTTGGTGAGTTTCTCAGACCAATTGGATTCAAGATATGATACCGACCTATTAAATATAAGAGACGAAATGTTAGGTTTAATTAATAAATCTAAATTCTTGTTAACATTAAAATACTAATCATGGCAAAAAAAATTATAAGATTAACCGAAGCTGATTTAACCAAATTAGTTAAAAGAGTTATAAAGGAGCAAAATCAAATGAGTGGCGAAGAAGTATTTGAAATCCAAAACGCCTTAAATGATTATTTCAAAATGAAAGGAATCAAACTTAGAATTCCTACAGATGCAAAGTGGGGACCAGCCACAGTAAACGCTTTGAAAGAATTCCAAAAAAGAGAAGGTATTGACCCCGACGGTATTGCAGGACCTAATACATATAAAGCACTTCACAAATTAGGATTAAACCAAGATATTATTGATAAGGCAATTGCTTGGATTGGTAAACTGTTTGGATAATCTGTGAGAAAAATAATTAACGAAAGCGGATTAAGAGATATTTCAGCCTTAAGTAAAAGATACCCTAAGGCTGAAATATATTTTCACCAAGACTTAGATGGTGTTACAACTGCGATTGCAATGAAGAAATACCTTGAGGACAATGGTATTGATGTTGTCGGTGCACACGTAATTCAATATGGGGACAAAGAATTTTCAGTTAAGAAAAACGATGCTCAAGGAGATACAATGCCAGTTCTTGTTGATTTTGCTCACGGTAAACCAATGTTTGTTATTCATACAGACCATCACGATAGACAAGCTGGAGCTGAGGATACAAAATCAACATCATTTAGACCTTCTCGTTCAAATGTTGAAACCATATCTCAAGTTGTTTCGCCAAAAGACTTATTTCCCTCATCAGACATTTTACTGATTAGCACTGTCGATTCAGCAGATTTTGCCAAATACAATATCACACCTACTGAGGTTGTGAACTATCTTTATAGGGTTGATAAAGAAAAACCACTACAAAAGAATAAGATGTTGCTTGGATTGGTAATAAATAAATTATTATTAGCTTTCAAAAACAAACCAGGATTTTTAGAAGGATTAGTTATGGATTCAGAGCCATCACTTTTATCCATCTTGAATAATATTAAATCTTGGATGAAAAACACAAACGCGGCATCACCAGAAGAACTACAAAAAAATGCAGAAGAATACGCAAAACAAATGAAGGACTATCCGACCGTCTCGGACAACATTATATTCCAGTACGGTGGAGGTAGCATGTTTAAGCCTGGGTCTTATGACAGGTATACCCCATTCAGAAATAATCCTGAAGCAGACTTTCTTATTATGGCATGGCCGATGGGTCTCGTTCAAGCGTCTTGTAACCCTTTTAAGAAAGAAAGAGAACTTAAAGGTGTTAATCTCGGGGAAATAGCTCAAGAAGTTTTATCCAAGTGGGAAGACCAATTAAAAACAAAAACAATTCCACTCTCAACTATTAAATGGGTTAGCGAGACAAGTGTTGGACCTGAGAGTATTGGTTTTACATTTAAAGATTTTGATGCTCTTTATGGTGGAAAAATTATGTTCATGGAAAATGGAGAACAAATTTTAAATCACATTAAAGATATGATGGAAACACCATTTAAAGATTTAAGTGAGGAACACAGACAAATGTTAGATAAGATTGGTATCAATGCTTGGGACTTAATTCAGTCAAACTCAGGGGGACACAAATGTATTACTAACATATCAGGACTTAATTACTTAGGAAGAAGTACGAGACCGCCTCAAGGTCAATACAGATACAATCCTGATAAAGATGATTCACCATCTGTTAAGTTTACCAAAATGATTGCAACACAATTCCAAAAAGTTTTGAAAGAAAAAATCGAACAATCAAAACAATCTGTTGAAACAACTAAATAAGTTTTTTATATTTGTGTATGGCAAAGAAAATATACACAAAAACAGGAGACCAAGGTCTAACTTCATTATTGGGGGGTACTAAAGTACCAAAGAACGATTGGAGAATTGAGGCATATGGTACGGTAGATGAATTGAATTCATTTATTGGTCTTTTAGGGGACAAATTACAAAGTAACAACTCTTCATTTTCATTCAGTTTTTTAGAGTTAGAAAAAATTCAAAACAATTTATTCAAAATTGGTTCTGTTTTGTCTTATGACATGACCGCTGATTTAAAAATTGAACTACCAAATGTAACCGAAGCGGACGTTAAGAATTTGGAAGACTGGATGGATACAATGGAGTTAACATTACAGCCTTTGAAAAACTTTATCATACCAGGTGGACACGAGGCGGTTTCATTGGCTCATGTGTGTAGAACAGTATCAAGAAGAGCGGAAAGAAATACCGTACAAGCAATTCAATATCCAATCATTATGAAATACATCAACAGATTGAGTGATTACTTCTTCATGTTGAGTAGATATATTGCTTCAGAGGTTGGAGTAGAGGAAAAAATTTGGAAAGGTTAATCCAAGATATATTCAACTGAATCACCAGCCTGAATGTTTTTGATTTCACAGGTACCACCTTCGACTTCTAATACTATATTACCATTACCACAATAAGAAGGACAGTCAAACTCGTCATCACAAGGAGGGCAACTATGATGAATATTCACAATCACGTTATTTTTAATAACAATGATGTCTAATGGTATTAAACAATTTTTCATCCAAAAACATTGTTTCTTACCTCCCATCAAAAACAATAAACCATTAAAGGTTTCATCGAAAGTTTTCCCCATCATTCCAATTGATTGGGATTTTTCATCGATAAGTGTTTTGACTTTAAATATATTTTTATTAATTTTGACTTTCATACTAAATAAATACAATGGAAAAGAAAAGGTACGTAGGTGTTATGGTTAAATGTAAAGATAAGATACTTCTTTGCAAAAGAAATAACCAAGGTTCATTCCCAGGTATGTGGTCCATCCCTGGCGGAAAGTTGGAAGATAATGAAACCACACAAGAGGGGGCAAAAAGAGAATTCTTAGAGGAAACCGCTGTAGACATTTCTGATATGGACTTACAATTCATTGGTTTAATACCAAGACATACTCGTGACGGTAAGAAGGTTAAAGGTCTTATGTATGTGTATCTTTTGACTGTTGAAAATGAAATCGAACCTGATTTGGAAAAAGCGATTGACGGTAATGAACATACTGAATGGGATTATTTTCCATTAAGTGGAATCAAACCTGAAAATAGCGGTGAATATATGTATAAACTTGCAGAAATTATATTAAAATGATTACAGTAGTATTGTCATTAATTGGTGTTGTTATATTTGTTGGAGTATATGGATGGATTTCAATCAACAGACAAATAAAAAATATGATTGATGATATTGATTTTTAAAAAAAATGTTCTATCTTTGTAGAACTTTTGGGGGAAATGGAGATATTTATATGTTCATGTCCGAAAGGACGAACACCCCAAAATAAGTTTCATAAAAAAAAGATTTGATTGTTTGAAAAAACATTCTTACCTTTGTGAAACGAAAATCCCATAAGAAAGTTTTCGAGAGAATTCAAACCTTGTGGGATTTTTTATCTGAAGTTCTTTAATATAAAAATATATCGCGAGATAGTAGCAGCGGTAGCTCGCAAGGCTCATAACCTTGAGGTCGGGGGTTCGATTCCCTCTCTCGCAACTAAGAATAGGTTGACTACGTTAGTCGTAAAATTACGGTTCCCTATTTTTTTTTACAAAGAGTTTGACAAACTGAAAATGTTTTTCTATCTTTGTAGTCCAATCGGGTAAAACTGATTGGTGTCTTTGACAAACAGACGAATTAGCCTGTCCTATAAAGTGTAGGAGGTCAACAAGATAGTTGGATGATACTATCAAGGAAGAATGAATTCGTTTAAATCATCAGTCAAAAAAAAAGTTTCTAAAAAGTTTGATTGTTTCCCAAAACATTCTTACCTTTGTGAAACAAATGAAGGAGACAGGTTGTAAAGATTCCTGTTGTTGATTATGAGACCTTTGGTTGATTATGAGACTTACTCAGGTTGTAAAGATTCCTTTCTCCTTCATTTTTAAAAGTACGTTCTTTGAATTAAAATATTGGCGGTCTATAGTCGTTAAATAAACCATGAAAGTGGTATAAAGTGACTTAGTTTGGTTGAACTAAGTTGCGGCTTCCGAAAGGGAGCTCGAGTAGACAAGCGAGATATCGTTAGACCTTTAGTACCGAGGGTGACACTGTAGGGAAAATGGTTTGACGACCAAGCGATGTGGGTCGTTTGGTTGAGGTGGGAACACCAATAAGAATAACTCGTAGAACTGTTGCAAGACATATGGTCATCCAACCATACGATTGCGGAGTTCAATATCAGGGTGGTCTTAAAATCGAAAGATAAGACCTCGTACAGGTGGTGCTGTTGTAGTCCTTAACTTGACTCTACCAAGAGTTCTGTTATGAAGATGACCCAAAATATCGAGGCAGGGATGTCTCAGAGAGTAGTTTAGTATTCTGTTGTTCAAAAGACGACGGAGCTGGCGACGGGCCACTACTTTCTTAATCCACAAACCACTTACTTTGTTAATTTTGGTTTAACAAAACTATAAATCAGATAAAGGAAAAGTGCTCGTCAGTTCTGGATGACAGGTCACTACATAGTCGTGAGATGTTCACGGCCATGAAGGGTCCCAAGCCCGACATGATTTTCACCAAAGTTCTCTAATCTCGCAAGGATTAATTGGGGTGGCAACCTCGAAGAGTGATGAGTAATGAGAGAGTGATTCAGAACTTAAGGATTGGTTAATCTAATTGACCGTGACTGAGAGTTACTACTCAAAAGGTAGTGGAAATCGGAGGAAATAATAATCTCCCGTAAAGATTCTCAAATTAAGGTGTATTCTCAGCCTGAATGCCAAATTGACCCTGACTATTTCCATAGTTGGGGTTTTTTGTTATTATTAATTTATGAATGTAATTATGGTAGCTGAGGACATCAATAAAGATGGCTCATTCAAACAGACAAAGGGGGAAATCATGTGTACGGTTTCCAATCTTGCATTCATAAAACATTATTATCCTGACTTTCACACAATACTTTTTGTAGATAAATTTACCAGACCATATTATGAATCGTTCGGTATTACCGAACTGTTCGATGAGGTTAATGATATCATGCTGAACGAACATGTTGATATCGATAAAAATGTGTTTTGGGCGGCGGGTAAACTAATGGCTCAAAGAATAACACCAGGACCAACATTAACTATGGATTTGGATTTTTGGGTTCGAGCTGACATATCAATGTTTGGAATTTTTGATTCAGATATTTCTTGTCTTTGGGTTGAAGAAATAAATGAAAAGTATTACCATAGACATGAGGATGCATTAAAAAACTCAAACTTAAAAATTGAATGTGATTGGGACCAATATGGAATAAATGTTTCGTTTCTTTATTTAAAAGATGAAGAATTTAAAAATACATATTGTGATTTATCAATAGAATACATGAAATCAATGTACGGTAAAATACCAAACAATCTTTCATTTGAAGATAAAACAAAATACATTTTATTTGCGGAACAATATCTTTTGAATCAAATTGCCAAAAAATATGATAAAAAAGTTAAAGTTCTTGTTGATGATTTTTATGACATTACCAATTTGAAACATGTTGAATCCATTGGTGTTCATATGAAAACTTGTCCAAAATACATTTATCATATGGGTAACCACAAACACGATTACAGAGCAAAGAATAGTTTTGCCCTTGAAGGAATAGAGATATTTTATAAAACAACCACATCGGTAATAACCGATGATAGGTTTATTAGAGTAATAAATAACATTTATAACAAATCAGAATATGAAGGGTGTTTTTGTTAATTGGACAAAACCATACGAAGAAAGAAAACGTTTGAGGGGGCACGCCTTCAAAATACACAGAGAACAGTTATCTGAGGAATATACAACAACAGATGAAGAGTTGTTATTCACAATATTATCTGTTGGATACTGGAAAAAATTTAACGGTCCTACCAAACTTTATACGGATAAAAAAGGTTTGGCTTACTACGCCAAGAATAACATGTTGGACTTATGGGATGAAATTGATACTCATACCCTGGAGAACTATAAAGACATTGACCCAGCTCAGTTTTGGACATCAGGTAAATCGTATTGTATAGGAAAAGAACAAGTGCCATTTTGTTTTATGGATTTAGATTTTATGGTTATGGAGAAATTACCTCAATGGGTTTTTGAGTCTGAAGTAACCATACCATACTGGGAAATACCAAGAGGATATTATTACCCTAATGAGGACCAATACAAAGAAATAAAACATTGGCAACCCCCATCTGACTATTCATATAAGATGATGATTCCAAACACATCTTTTTTATACATTGGGAGTGACAAAGTCCAATCCGAATACCTCAAAGACCATCTCGAGGCGGTTGACACCAAAAATGAAATACCTGAATGGTTTTGGTTAGTTACTGACCAAGGTTTATTTGGACAAGTTCTTAGGAGGTTCAATGTCAAAACTAATACTCTTACCGATAAAGTATTTTTGTCTGACCACGAAGGTTATGAAGGTAAAGTCGGTGAAGCAACTGGATTTTACTATTTGACCAACGCGGATTATTCCAAAGACAACCTTAAATGGTGGCACGTATGGACAAGGAAAGTTTTATACAATCAAGACGAAAATGTTAGAGTTTCTGACTGCAAAGAGTTCTACCAACGAATTATGGATGAACTACCTAAGTACAAACACATACTAAATAACCCTCGTTTGGTGAGGTATAGATAAATTTGGTCAGGTCAAAAAAAGGGCGTATCTTTGTGGTGTACCAAACCTAAAATATATGTTTGATAAGTTAATTGACCTTATTGTTACGTTCATTAATGACATCCTTCCGTGGAAAATTGTTGACCAATGGGAAGAAGGTGTTCACCTCAGTACAGGTAAATTCAAAAGGGTTGTAAAACCTGGATTGAATTTCAAAGTACCGTTTTTTGACCAAATTATTACTACACCTGTTATTACCCAAACGGTAAACTTGAAACCACAAACAGTTACATCTTTTGACGATAAATCAATTGTGTTAACCAGTATTGTTAGGTATCATATTCATGACGTTGAAAAGTTTTTGTTAGGTGTAATGCATGCGAATGACGCACTCGTTGACACAACTCAAGGAGTTATCCGAGACATAGTTGAAAACACTATGTGGGAAGAGTTGGCTGATTTAGGGTCGATAGTGAAACCTGAAGTTAATGAACAAGTATCTAAGTGGGGAATTACTGTAGAACAGATTAGTTTTCCTGACCTTGGAGAAATAAAGACATATCGTATTATGTCTGATGGAGGTAAAGACAACGTATTACCAATAAATGGGGACTAATAGTCCTCATTTATTTTTTCCAAGAGTTTCTATCATAATCCCCAAGTTCAAATACTTGGGCATAATTGTAATAAACCATGTCTGCAATATTTTGATTATATAATGACCTCCAATCAAAATTTGTATAATCAGAAGAATTTTTTTTAATTAAACAATCTTTTTCCAATTCTCCAGACTTATAATACTCTGTATGTCTAACATGAGGAATCTTTAAATAATCATCTAACATAGACTCAACCCTAATGATGTAATCTGGTTTTCTAATTGTGTGGTCATAACATGGAAAACGTTGAACATCGTGAATTTCTTCATATAAATAAGAGTATAAAAATTGTTCAAATTGTTCAGATGTCCATTGTTCTTTATCTGTAGATGCCTTGAAATAAGACACTATCATGTTATATGGGTTCCTTAATGTTGTTATAAAAGATAATTTTTCGTGCCCATAACAGAAAATACAATGATGATGATTAGGGTTTTCCCTTTGATAAGGTTTCAAAAAACCTCCCTCTTGTTTGTAAAGTTCAAATCCCAATTTTGGTAGTATGAATGACGCTGAAGTTGAGGCGGTTTTTGGAGGTGTCCACGCGAATATTTTTTGAGTTAAATTCGCTAAAACTAAATTTTCTTTTGGGTATTGTATCTTTTCTAAAGACACCCAATTTACTAAAGAATGACGAACCCCCTCTGTAATTGGGGTCACCCTATGTAGTATATCTGAAAAAAATATATGTAAATTACCAACTCCCCTTTCAAATTTAATTTCATTTCCGTTTACATCTTTAAATTCTAAATCACCACCTTCGTATTCATTGTTTAATTGTATAACAATTGAACAATACCTATTTTTATTTTTATTATTATCAGAATCAATATGCCAACCATAATATTCTCCGACGCCATATTGTGTAAGTTGATATCTACTTAATCCTGTTAACGTATTATCTTTTATTTTTATGTTTTGATTTAAAGTATTTTTTAATCTATTATCGATTGAATCAATAGTGTCTATAAATGCAACAGAAGATTTTCTCAAATTGTTATCTAATTTACCACCATCAATTAACGCTGGTTCCAATTTTAACTTTGACAAGTATGTGTCCAATATTTTTTTACATTCATCTTCTGATAAGAAATTTTTTATTGTAATTGGTTTGCGGTCCTCCATAATAAACTATTTTTTAATTTTCCTTTGTGGTTTAAAATAAAAATACTATCTTTGTCAAACAAATCAAGAAATTATGAACATGGCATCCCACAACATCAAGATTCAACACGAAAAATTCGGTGTCCTTTTGAACGAAACATTCGTAAATCCTATCCAATTCAAGCTTTTCTTGAAAATGGTTCAGGGATGTATTGAGTTAAAAAATGACCTTACATTCTTCAACGGTACTGATTTCTTTGTACACGTACCTTACAAGCATTTGGTTGAATCTATCATCACTACAGGTGTTGATAACTATACACTCGCAGAACACTTGATTAACAAATCTAAAATGGAGGCTGAAGTAACAAAATGAGTAGACTATTAGACAACTTATTAAGAGCCGCTGGTGTGGGGGCAATTCTCTACGGAGTTTATAAACTTGGTGAGAAAAACGCTTTACGTTCTATGGAACAAGAACAACCACCACTAAAGATTGAGGAAAAACCAAAGACAGAGAGTGAGGTTATTTCTGATATGATTGAAGAACTTAAACAAAAACCCAACAAAACTCGAAAAGATAAAGACAATATTGAATTGTTGGAAATAAAACTCAAACAAGTAAAAAATCAAAAATGATAACTATTGAGCAAATAATAGGATGGTCTAACCCACATCCAATAGGAAACGGAGCAAGAAGAACTCGTATTCTAAGCGACGCAATTGAGTTTTCAATTGTTGGTGGAGCAAATGGATTATACGGTAATTTTGACGATACTTTTGAAGTTGCAATCTTTGACAACCAAACAGGGGAGTTTATGACAAGATTTTTTTATCCTGAAGGTAATGATGATGTTATCCCTTACATGGGAGGCAAAGAGTTGGAAGAACTGGTAAACAAATTAATTAAAGATAAAGATTTCCAAGTTAGATAAAACTTGGTGGTGGATGGCTTACAAACCAGTACGGCCCCAAATTAAGAGGACTTCGGTCCTCTTTTTTTATACGTTATTTACAATGTCTTTTCGGTCGTCCCACCAAATACCGAAACCACAATTTTTATAGACTAATTTGTTACAGTCCTCTCTGATGTCGTCAACCATTTCATCGAAGTCTGCCCATTCACCCATACCAATTTCGTCTCCTATTTCTTGAATTGTTTTGTAAGTTTCATTACCATCTTCATCTTGATGTAGAATTTGTGTTTCACCCCAACTCCAATCACATAGTACTGTTGTTTCATCGTTTTCTAAATCAAGACGTGGGTTGAGTATATGGATATAGGCGTATTGATTTGAGTCATCATAAAGATTACTAATTCTTATACCATCTGAAGTTGACATTTTGTTGAGTGCTTTTTCTGTGAAGTCATCGGCTTTTTCTTCACCTATTTCGGCAACCATATCAGGAAGAAACTCTTCCAAATTATAATCAACCATTTTGGCAATAGATTGTATGTCAGGATTTGGATATCCGACTTTTTGTAATACTTTTAAAAATCTGTTTAAATCGCTCATATTACGTTGTGTAGTAATCAGGTTCGTAGTTGTTATACCTATTATCTATTTTCATTTTTTCTGTGAAGTTTAACTTAGGCTCATCCGAATAAAACGTACAGTAAACCTCGTTAATTTTAACCCAGTCTTGAAACTCGGCGTGACCATCGTCTTCATATGTTAATACTATATATTCGTCTCTTAATCTGTCAAAATCATATTCGGATAATGCGGGATATTTGGTGTTTTCGTTTAATGAGAAATCACCATTAATTGCTCTATTCCATGTTACAACAAGATACGCATCATATTTAAGTTGAGTTGTTTCAACATCACCATTACCATTACACTCCCAACATTCATTTTTTCCATTGTCACAATTATCACAACTTAAATAACCTTCTCCACCACAATCAGGACATTTATCGTTGCCAGTACCCTCACAAGCTTCACAATCTTCCCATTCTCCGTCACCCATTTCTCTACCATCTCCATCACATTCAGGACATGTGACCTCACCACTACCATCACACGTCTCGCATGTAATTTCACCTCTATCACAGTATTCACAATCAAGTTCACCCTCACCATCACATGAATCACATGTTTTTACGTATTCAGTACCTTCAGTTGTGAATACGTTGGCAAACCCTAATGATGAAATCATAGTGTCACCAACATTAAATTTACCTGTTGTTTTAAATGAATATATGTAAAAGGTTAACTTAACAATATTATCAGGACCCAAATACTTGAAGTAATCGGATTGTTTTTGCATTACAGGGATTAATCCGTCATAGACCTCTTGAGGTGTTTCTGATTTAGGAATTAATTCCGATAATTTTACTGTTAATTTTTTTAATTTTTCGTCCATAAACTAATTTTCTTCGTAAAGGAATTTGTAACCTAACACAAATTTATGTTTCTCGTCTACTCTATAATCGGCGCTGAATAGTAAAGGGTCTAAGGCGTAAACATTGCTATTATTGCCACTAACAATTTTTCCTTCCTGATTTACCACAAACTCCAATAGATATTTTTGAAGCTCATTTGACATTTTCACTACATCACGAACAAATTCTGATAATTCTAAATCTATTGCACCGTGATAATCTAATGTGATATCTAAGTCGTACCTACTTAACTTCTCTCTTGACTCGTCTGTATATTCGAACTCCACGTAAATATCTTGAATGTCAAACCACTTGGCAGCATTCATCTTAATTAGATATTTCAACTTTTCTGTTAAAACTTGTTCGTTAATCATATCAATAAATACATTTATTTTTGTATTTAGGTTTATTATGTTTCTTGTATAAAAAAATTCATATGTCAATACAAATCACAGTAACCGAAGAAGAAATCCTATCAACGCCAAATTACTACGATATGGGTAAGAAAGTTCACGATAAATTCTGGCAAGCTAGAAGGGACCAAGAAGGACCTCAATTAGGAGATGAACACTTTCATATGTCCATTGATGAAAACGGTCTTGTAACGTCTATAAATCGTCCGTGGACCTGTTCTATCTGTGGTGAGTCTACCGAAGAAATAGAATATGACTACTTAGTTGGATATGACCATTTAGGTTGTGTTCTAAAAACTGAAGATTCAGGAGACCAATACGATAAATGTGTTATATGTGGTAAAGAAACTCCTTACCTAAAAAGTACTAACATAGACTACAGAATAGGATATGTTGAAGGTGGGGGACAAGGTTGTTATCAACCAAATATTTGTAGTAAATAATGGGAGAATTATTAGGTTATAATATATCTGAAAAATATAAATGCGAGTGGGTTGCGCCTGAAAGAACTGGTAGTCGTAAAGTTGCTGAAATACTCACTTTTTTTGGATTCACAAATAATAACAAACCAGTTTATTATTACAATAATCATTTTCATTCACATTATGGTCCAAGCGAAAAATACAAGGATTACACTTTGATTTGTAATGCTAGAAATCCATACGCTAGAACGTATTCAATTTTTAAAAATCTATATCCACAATCTCTTGATAAATCTAAAGAGGCTTTTAAACAATATTTGTTTGAATATATGAATAAGGACATTACTAAAGACATGATTATTAAACCAATATTTTCAAAAAAACCTGACCATATAATTAGGTTGGAACATATAGATGAAGACCTTATGAAGTTACCGTTCATATTAGATGTTCTTACCGAACCTAAATTAAAAATGTTAACTCAACACGGTAAACCTTTGGAAAATTGGGAACAGTATTATGACCAAGAAATCAAAGAATTTGTATATAGTTTAACAAAACACCATTTTGATGAATGGGGATATGAAAAATAACTTATAAAATCTATTTATTGGTATGAAAACACCAGTTGGACAAACTTATTATCATAACGATTTTATAACAGAAGAAGAAAGAATAATAATTAAAGAATGGGCAATAAGGAATGAGAAATACCTTATTCCAAATCCAAGTGGACCTTTCAGGGCTAGAGAGTTATTTGAACTTATCCCTGAAAAACTTGACTTGCTTGACAAAATTAAAGAAAGAATCATAGAAGTTGAAGGAATTGAGGAAGAAGTGTTTGAACCATTCAGAGGTGATTTTGTTAGTATACAAAGAAATGGTGCAAAAGTTCCAGAGCACATAGACCACAATCCTGAAAATAAAACTTTATATTCAAGAAGATATAATGTTTTTATTTCCCTACCAGAAAAAGGAGGATTACCAATCTATGATGGTGAGGTATTACATTTATCAGAAAAATGTCTTTTAAAGGTCGATTCAGGACTAATACCACATTCAACTACAATTATTGAAGGAAACACACCGAGAATTATTTTATCGTATGGGTTTGCTTTTAAAAAATAATTTTGGCAGTTAAATTTAAATGTGTATCTTTGTATTCACAAAAACAAAGAAACATATGACAACTACCACCACCCCTTCAGTAATCAAAGTAACAACAGGTACATTAGCAGGAGACGTATTCTACGGTTCATTCGACACCACAGTAAAAAACAAGAGAGTCTCTGTAATGGTCTCAAACCACATTAAATACGAGAATAAAGAGTACGAGTTCCGTATCGCAAACAAATGTCAAGCGGGATTCATCAACATCCACGACAGTAAAGGTACTGCATCTGAAATCATCAGAGGATACTCAAAGAACTCCTTGGTTAACATCCAAATGAAAAACGAGTTTGGTCATTGGATGAACGTTTACACAACTAAGGGTGGTAAGTGGTACTCAATCGACAAAGGTTTCTTGGATGTGATGACCGTAGGAACTATGAGACAATCATTCCCTGACATGTGTGACATGAGTATTTGGAATCAATTTGGGGCTAAAACTTGGGCGGATAAAGCCTTCACTCAGAACTAAAAAAAAGTCAAAAAAAGTTTGAAAGATAGGGAGAAATCCCTATCTTTGTAAATTAAAACTAACATATGAACTGGCATGATGATTTTATTGATTTAGTATTGTTGGCACCTAAACAAAACCCTTTTTGGAATAATAAGATTGAGAAAGCTATCCGAGATATTCACTCTCATGTAGAATTCCCTCTTACAGATAAACTGAAAGAACAAATACGTAACATAGGGGAACCTTCACCTGAAAAGATGTCCGTGAAATCCAAACAGTATTTAAATCGAAAATTGAAAGAGTTCGGGGTAAATGACCAAATACAGATTGAACACATGATTTCCGTTAAGACTATAATAAAAAAAATTTGGTTGTTAAAAAAGGAGAATACAAAGCCGACACCTGAAATGATTAGGACCCTTATGAATCAAAACACGAATTGTATCTACAAATTACGGAAAAAAGAAAAAGAGCTTCACGGATAATTTTTTTCGAAAAAGTTTTTCGATTTGAAATAAATCACTATCTTTGTATTCACAAAACACTACCACATATGACTCCTACTACCACCCTTCAGAAAGTTAGAAATTACCAAGGTCAAAACTCTTTCGTATTAAAAATGAAAGACGTAATCGCGAAGTACAACGGGTTAACCCCGAACCAACTCGCAGCTGTTGAGAAATGTCTCAACGCGACCACAGAGGTCAAACCAATGGAGTTGACCGAGGACCTTAAGAGAATCGTTGACTACAAGGGTGAGAACCCATTCGTCAAAGACATCTCCGCTAAGTTCCAAAAGTACGGTACTCTAACCGAGAAACAAATCTCAGCGGGTCTGAAACAAATTCAGAAAGAGGAGGACAAAGAGAAGACCATCCGTATGAACTGGCCTACTGTTGGTGAAACCATCAAGTTGGGTCGTAAGGTTGGTCAACAACTGAAAGAGACATACGGTTTGAAGTTCAATCCAATTTTGATTGACATCACTTCTCTAAAAGCGGTCTCTCCTAAAGCGGTTCAATTCACAGGGAAAATGACCGTCAAAAGAGGTAAAGTTTGTACCTGTTGTATGAAGACCCTGACTGATGAGTTCTCAATGTTGACAGGAATGGGTAAGATTTGTGCTGGTCACATGGGTGTGGAGTACATTACAGACGCTTCTCAAGCCGACCGTTTCCGTGAGGAATATCTCAACAGAGTTGAGGAAATCGGGGAGATGGAGTTTTGGGTCCCAAAGAGTCAAATCGTTAAATGGGACGGAGCCACAGAGGCAATTCTGAGAGCTATGTAATGGTAAACCCCTGACGAAAGTCGGGGGTTTTATTTTTTACGATATTGCGATATATATGTATTAAAAAAGTACATATACATAATGGAAAAATTCAATCCCCATCATCAACATTTGCTGGTTAAGTGTTGGGTAACAAACCCTCCAAAGAAAGAGGAACAATTGAACAAATGGTTTATAAATTTAGTTGAAACGGTTGGGATGAAAGTGGTTGCTGGTCCTACAAGTGTTTATGTTTCAGACCCTGGCAATGAGGGGTTAACAGGTACAGTTACTTTGGCAACTTCACACGCATCAATACACATTTGGGATGAAGAAAAACCTTCAATGGTACAGTTTGATATCTACAGTTGTAAATGTTTTGAATTGGAACAAGTAATGAAGTGTTTTGAACCATTTGGATTAGTTAAGGCAGAATGGGTTATGATAGATAGAAATGATAAACCTACTATTGTGTCAGAAGGAATATGGGAATAAGGAACCCATTTAAGACGTGGTCCAAACAAGAGGCTCATTTCACTTCGTGGTTACTTAAAGACGTATTTTGGTGTTTAAAACTACCCTTATTTGCAACTTTAATGGTTATACCAACAACATTACTTACACTATACATTCTATTCAAAGAACAGGACAACAGAGATACAAATTTAATACTTTCAAGTTGGGTATTCATGAACATATTTTGGATGTTACATGAACTACAGAATTTTCCTTATTGGCCTGTACAGGTATGTATGATTCTCGGAGGACTCGCAGTTATTAATTCTGTAACAAGAAACAAATAGACCAATCTGTTATAGGTTTCTTATCAGAGGTATAACCCTGTGAACATATAAAATCGAATGTTGAGGTATCGATACCTTTTTCACTATTAATCTCAATTATTATTACTTTTGGTTTAACCAAATTAAAAGGAAACTGTCTTATTACTTTGCTATCCAATCCTTCCAAATCAATATTAACTACCTCTAAATCAAACAATTCTCTTTTGGTTATAAAGTCAGTAATTGTTTCACAGTCCACCACTTTTTCAACATAAGAATCCAATGGTATTTTTAGTTTACCACAAATCTCTTTTACTTTTTCATAATTAAAAGTACCTGTTTGATAAAACCATTCAGGGACATTCTTGATTTTCTTTGGTTCATAAAATGTTTTTGAACCTGAAGATGTGTGTATTCCAAGACCAACGAATGTATAATCAAAACCAATAAAGTTATCGCGACACTCTGAAAGAACTTCAAAATTTGCATCAACAAAATAACCTGTTAAATTATATTCTAAAATATAGTTTAGAATTGGGTCATTTGACACACAATCATAACATCCAAAATTAATAAACTTGCCACCTTTTTTAATTTCCATAATTTAATTATAAAAACATTTCCCTATTAAAAAAGATTTGTTTAATTTTATAAAAAACAAATATTATGGTAGTGCAACTTAAAGAAATGATTGAGAATAATGAAATTACCGAGATTGAATTGGTTGATTTTGTCAGAACACTAAAAAAACTCGGAAAGAATAATTTCATGGACAAAAGAAATGTCAAACTAGTAACCAAACACTTTGGTTTTAAAAAGAAAAAAGGATGGTTAAAGATAGAGAAGGGAAACAAAGTACAACTGTAATAAGAAGAAGGTCTCCAGAATATATCAAGGAGAAAATGATTGAGGATGTGTTGGAACATTTTGATTTTGATAAGTGCCAATACGTTATGAAACAATTGAATTGGCAATGGTATGGAAGAGGTATTCCAACCATTGACGAATTAAAATATTCTGCAAGACAAAGATTGGAATCTGCAATTGCGGGTGCTTTGGATAGAAAAGATACACTTCCATTAAATTCTTATTATTTTTCTTCAAGCGGAGGATTAAAGGCCACCGCATGGAGAAACAGATACTGGCATTTAGAAGCCATTAACTTAGAATTCGTCTTGACCGAGTGGGATTCGGATGGAGATTATGTTATAGATAAGAAAAATGAAAACAAAACTACCGAGCGCAATAATTTATAACTTTCATACTGAAGGTGAAATAAAATTACAATCTCAAATTTATTGGGAAGAAGGACTACAAGATGATGTGGTCCTTTATTCCATTCCATTCAATGAAACCGTTGTTGAGGACTACACCAAATACAGACCTGACTTAATAATTTCTGTTGGAAAGGATATACACATACCTCACAACCAACTTAAACAAAGATATGTAAAAGTTGATGAAGGACTTGAAGATTCGGTAATTGCAAATATAATCGCTTGTCAGACCGTTTTTAGAAACTGTAAAGTTGTTCGACCAAAATTTTCAATATTCACACCAGTATATAAAACAGGCGAAAGAATTCTAAGAACATATCGAGGACTATTAGAACAAAGTTTTTGGGATTGGGAATGGGTTGTAGTTGACGACTCTCCCGATGACGACACATGGAAACTACTCAAGGAGATAGAATCCAAAGATTACAGAGTTAAGTTACATAGAATTAATCCAATATCTGGTGGAAATGTTGGTTTAGCCAAACACAGAGCCGCAATGTTATGTGATGGTGATTGGTTAATAGAATTAGACCACGATGATTATCTTACCAAGCAGGCTCTATCCACATTAGAGGAAGCTATCAACAAGTTCCCTGATGCTAAATTCCTTTACAGTGAATGTTCTGAAATATATGATGACGGTGGATTCAAAACCTATGACCATAGATGGGATGGTGATTGGTATGGTAGAGAAGATAATTTCTTTGATTTTGGTTATGCTGGCCATTCACTTGTAAAAGTAGATGATAGAGTTGTAGTTGCTCATCATTATCCTGATGTTAATCCTTTAACAATACGATTCAATATTAGTATGCCAAACCACGTAAGAGTTTGGGAAAGAAACTTATATCATGAGATTGGAGGACATAACAAACATACGCCAGTTGCTGATGACTTTGAAATTATTGTTCGTACATTTTTAAAGACCAAAATGGTCCACATAAAAAAAGTATTATACTTTCAATATAACAACAGAAACAGTACTGTGGATAATAATGCAACTGACATAAATAGAAGGGCAAGATTAATCAGAGATTATTACGACAAAGACATACACAACAGAATAATTGAATTAGGATTTGAAGATTGGTGTTGGGATGAAGAAAGACAACACTCACATAAATTTCAAAACCATCAACCCGTCAAAAAATTTAATGACGAAGAACAAGTAATGAATTACATTTATGAATAAAAGAGCTAAAATTGTTATGAACTCGATGGTAGGTAATGAAGCCAGAACCATCACAAGAATGTTAGAATCAGTTGCTCCACACATTGACTATTGGGTAGTTCAATGTAATGGTAATGATGAGACAGAGAAAATAATCAATGATTTCTTTAATGAGAGAAACATACCAGGGTTTACCTATCAAGTTGAATGGAATTTCCCTGGATGGAATAGAGACCACACCTTACAAGAATGTTTAAAGGCAGACCACGGATGTGATTGGATATTAAGAATGGATGCCGATGAAACACTTGAAATAGATGAAGATTTTGATTGGGGTATTTTGGATAACACATCAATACAAAGTTTTAATGTTAATGCTTATTCCAATGACACAAAGTACTTTAGAACTTGGATGTGGAATGCAAAACTACCATGGTTTTTCCAACATGACAAAAGACATGAAACAATACACTTACCTAATATTTCAGAAGATTTTGAAAGAGTTAATTTACCTGAAAGTTTCAGACACAAAGTATCTCAAGATGGTGAAACGTGGTACGTACCAAGAAAGTTCTTGAGAGATGCATTGGAACTTGAAATTGACAAAGTTGTTGGATATAAAGTATTAGAAGACCATTACCATCTTTGGTATGTTGCAAAAAGTTATTCTGATTGTTATGGAAATCCTAACGAATTACCTTTTGGTAAATCACACTCAGATGAATATGCAAGAAGGTCTATATGGTATTTTGAAAAGTTCTTAGAAACCGTACATAATTGGAGAAACCGTGGCGATGAGATAAAGAGAGAAGACGAGATGGCTTACTATGGGTTAGTTTTAATGGCTATGGCATATAATTTCATTGGTGACTATACAAAATCTGATGAATGTTTTACTAACGCTGGATTATTCTGCGGGGATAGAAATGAACATTTATTGAATTGGATTATCATATTAGAAAAGAATGGAAGATATGAAGAAATTATACCTATTATTGATATAATGGAAGAACCATCAAGAGTTAATCCTTTTCCTAATAAAACTTTTTTAATTGAAAATAGGGCTTACTATAACAGTAGTAGTTTCCTTAAAGAATTTAGAGAGAGAATTGAAAAAAGGTTAACTGAGCATGTTGTTAACATGACAAGCGTTAAGTTTGATTTTAAATGATTCTTTTGAGAAAAAAACCTTATGATTATTTAATAGTCGGGGCTGGAGTATTTGGTTCCGTCTGTGCTTACGAACTCAATAAAAGAGGTAAGAAGTGTATTGTCATCGATAAACGAAATGTTATCGGTGGCAATTGTTACACAGAAAACGTTGATGGAATTCACGTACACAAATACGGTGCTCACATATTCCATACAAACGACAAATACCTTTGGGACTACGTAAATCAATTTGCGGAGTTCAGACAATATACCCACAACGTAATTGCAAACTACAAAGGGGAAATGTATACACTTCCCTTCAACATGTGGACATTCAATCAACTTTGGGATGTTAATGAGCCTGAGAAGGCCAAACAAATTCTTGAGGGCCAAACATTTTCAGGTACACCATCAAATTTAGAGGAACAAGCAATATCCATGGTTGGTAAAGATATCTATGAGAAGTTAATCAAAGGATATACAGAAAAACAATGGAACAAATTGTGTTCAGAGTTACCCGCATCAATCATCAAAAGACTCCCAGTAAGATTTACGTGGGATAGCAATTATTTCAATGACAAGTATACTGGGATGCCAATAGGTGGTTACACCCAAATATTTGAAAAAATGTTAGAGGATACCAATGTAATGTTGAATGCTGATTATTTTAAAGATAGAGAATTTTACGATTCTTTGGCTGAAAAAGTAATATACACGGGACCTATAGATAAATTTTTTGATTACAAACACGGAGAGTTAGATTACAGAAGTTTGACTTGGGAAACTAAAAAATTAGACAAAGATAATTTCCAAGGAGTTCCTGTAGTAAATTATACTGACTCTGAAACCCCATTCACACGTATTTTGGAACACAAATGGTTTGACCCTAACAATCAAAAAGGGACTATTATAAGTTACGAATATCCTGCCGAGTATGATGGTACCAACGAACCTTATTACCCCGTTAGAGACACTAAAAACACCCTTATTTACGAGAAATACCGTGAGATGACAAAAGAGTTAGACAACTACATTTTTGGAGGTAGATTGGGGTCTTATTCCTACTTCGATATGCATCAAGTAATAGCTCAAGCGTTAAAAACTGTAAAAGATATCGTTTAATGATATTTATACTTGATGAAAGTATGTATTAAAAATTCAAAGACTGAAATAACAGAAGAACAATTAGAAGTTATATCTTCATTTGTTAAATTCCTACAAAGCCAAGTTCCGTTATCTTCTGATATTCAGGTTGTTTTAACCAATAATCAAAAGACAACAGGAACAACAGGTATAAGAATGCCTGGCAGTAAAATCTACGTCCTTACAAAAGGAAGAATGTTGGTTGACATTCTAAGAACTCTATCACATGAATGGGTCCACGAATTCCAACATCAAAAGTTAGGGTTAGATGATAATGCCAAAATCCAAAACATCGGCGGGCCCGAAGAAAACATGTGTAATATCTTATCAGGAATATTCATTAAGAAATTCGACAAACAAAACCCTGATTACAAAACAACAATCTACGAACAAAAAATACTTAATGAGTTATCGCCAAACTCAAGCGGAGTCAGTGATGTTTTATCGTTACTATCTAAAAAACCTGAACTTGTTAAACAATTAGGATTTAGAAGTTTAGACGCTGTTCAATATTTTATTGATGGAGCCAGTTATGATGACTTTGATGAATTAAAAGATGATATTGAAAAGTTTTTGAAAGAAAAAGAACAATACTTTGAAAAGGAAATGGATGAAATACAAAGAGCGGTTCAAGAACTATCAAGAGACGAAGGGTTAGATATTTCGGTTAAAGATGTTGTTGAATCTTTTAGAAATTCAAATGAAGTCACACTTACTGATGACATATGGTCAAAGTTAGAAAACACAGAATCCAATCAAGTCAAAAAAGGAGAAATGAAAAAGGTTGTTGAAATTGCAAAAAAATACGACAAGACATCTCCTTACATATTAAAAAAATCATTACTTAAAGATGATTATGAGAGGCCTCTTATCCTTAAGTTTGGGGACAGATATCATCTTGTTGCTGGTAATACAAGACTATGTACTGCATCTGCAATGGGAATGAAACCGCAAGTACTTATTGCGGAAATATAATCTTTATGGACAAACAAAATAGAATCAACGGAATATACATTCCACTAAAAGTTGGGGATATTATCTACACAGGAAGATTTAAAAACAAAAAAACAACAGTTAAAACAATTGGTGTGGATGAATACGGTATGCCAACTATCAATGGTAAACGAGCATTTACCTTTAGAATTCTTCCATCAACTCCTCCAAAACCTTCAAAATAATTCCAATTCTTTTTTTATCGAAAAAAATAATTTATATTTGCGTAAAATTATGATACGATGAGAATAGGGATTACCGCAAGTTGTTTTGATTTATTACATGCTGGACACATATTGATGTTAAAAGAAGCTAAATCAGTTTGTGACCATCTTATTGTTGCGTTACAGGTTGACCCAACAATCGATAGACCAAACAAAAATAAACCAATACAATCTTTTTATGAAAGATGGGTACAAGTATCTGCGGTCAAATATGTGGACGAGATAATACCGTATATCACCGAAAGTGAATTACTAACTATTCTACAAAACTATGATATAGATGTTAGAATTTTAGGAGAAGAATATGAAACGAAACCATTCACAGGGAATAACTTGGACATGGATTATTACTTCAACAAAAGAACACACGAATATAGTTCAACTGAATTAAAAAAAAGAATAATTAATGGAACATCAGAGCTCAAATAAAAATAAGTCAAAGAACGGAACCGCTTTCGAGAAGGAATTCACCGACGCAACGGGGATTACAAAAATACGAAAAAAAGACAAACCAAGGTTCAAAAACTCTCACGGGTTATCACAAATCGTAGATTTTGATTTTATTACTACAATTGATGAGATTATGGTATGTGTCGACGTTTCGACTACTTTTAGAAGTGACAGATTGAAACAGAAATCATATAACGCATTGATGATGAAACAGAACATCAAACAAGAATGTAAGTTTTATATGGTGGTTAGGTCTTTAACTGAAAAAGGTAAGACCAAGAAACCTGTGTTGATTGAAGGTATTGATGGTGTTATGGAGATTGGGGATTTCCTTAAACTATTAACTAAATAATTATTTATTTTCCTTGAACTCATAGAAGAAATTATCTTCATCACCTGCCGACCACTTAGTACCTTTCTCACAAATAAACTCTTTGGTTGAAACTTTGAAATCAGGTTTGTTAACTCCAAAAGGTGTTAGAGATTGGTCAAAGAACAAGATTCTATTATTGGGTTGGGCGGCGAATTGTCCGTTGTCCAACTTGATAATATTAAATGACTTATGTTCGTTAGGGGTTTCAGACAAAGATATGTTTATTTCATTTGGTTCCGAACTACATGAATCGATTGTGAACATGTATTGTCCTTTGTGGTATTTTCTATCCTTCATGTAGACCATAACGTCTAACTTAGATAATGTTTTCTTTTCGATTACTGAAATATTATAAGAAAAGGCATCCCAAATTTCCAAAAAATCTAATGGTAATTGTTCCTCATCATTTATTTCTGTTTTCCAAACATATGCTGAGATTGGTAATTTATCATACAATGCCCCATAGTTTGTTAGTAAAGATTCAATATAAAGGGCTTTACCTTTAACTGATTTTATACTAATCCAATAACAAGGTTCAAACTCACCGTGACCTTTCTGTAAATCATACAGATATTCTTTTTTAATATAACATTGTACTGGGGGTAAATTAGCAACTAAATAACTCATACCTATAAATACTTATTCAATTTCTTTAATCTCAAGTTTATAGGTATTTTTAAACCAAGCAGCAACAACTGTAAGTAATACGTTATCAATATATCCTTTACCGAACTTCTTATACAACGTATATTTTGCTTCATCAGACACAAACATAACGCCTGTCTTAATATCAAATAAAAAGAATGCGTTGGCCCAAGTTTGCTCCTCTCTCGAATAATCCATATACGGGAAACCAAACTTATCATCGATGAACTTAACGATATGTTTTTCAATTGTTGTCATAAGACAAATATAAGAAAAAATAAGGGTGGGGTAAATTACATATCAGAATCTGTAACAGAAAGGGAAAACTTATCAGAGAACTTTTCCTGAAAGTACCTGGTAAACAACTCATTTGTCGTCTTATAAGATATTGGCATCATATTCATAAAAGACCAATAATAACTTCTCTGAATTAAAAATCCGTAATCGTTGTATTGTATGATAGGATTACCTTCTGAAGTAACCCACTCAACATCATCCTCATGTGTTTGCCACCATGGTTTATCTCTATAAGTTAACTCAGAGAACTTATCATCCACTATTCTTTTGAATAACTTATACAGCCTCTCTTGGTCTATTTCATATGTTTGTCCCATAATCTATAAATAGTTTAAGGTAAACATTATATTTATCAATATGAAATACGAGATACCTGAAGAGCGTTTATTGGGACTTATAGACAAATACATGGAAATTACTTATCCCAATTCTGTTAAAGTTCAACTTGCACCTCCTGGTGGAAACGTCAGTATAACTTCATTGTTTAAGAATTTAGAAGATGCTGAGAACGGAACCGCAGATGAACATGACGTTCTTATTCACAAGATGGATGCTTACGGTATGTCCAATATCAATATCAACAAAGAGTTTGCAATTTCGGTTAAAGCCATGTTTGGTGGTATCAAAAACGTTAAAGGTTTATTAGAGAAATGGTTTGATAACAAACCTATAGACGTGGACCTTTTGGGTTCTAACAAACAAGAACAGAACGAGGGGGAGATAACCGAAAGATGTTGGAAAGGATATACTCAAAAAGGAATGAAGACAATGTTTGGTAAAAGATATCCAAACTGTGTTAAGATAAAGAAGAAGAGTGTAAATGAATCCAAGATGATGGATTATTTAAAACAATTTTTATCAGGGGAATTTCTCGACAAATATAAAGAAGAAAAAGGGAGAAAAGAGTTCCAAAGGATGGTTGACATGGTATACAAAATAACCGCCAAAAATAATCCAATAGAAGGAATGGTCGGGGTTCTTGTTGGTAACATTGATAAAAGCATGTGGGGACAAAGTTTCAATGACCCAAATAGTGTTGGTGCAAGATGGGATTTTACTGTGATTCTTAGACCATTATTTACAAATTACAATCCAAATAACGAAAGTGACTATGGTGAAAGAGTGCTGAATTTTGAAAAAGAGTTTAATGAAAATGCAAGGGGAATGGGATTTGAACTTATATCACCAATACAACATGAAAGAGTAAAAAGTTATAGGGTTAAATTTGAATGGTCTTCCCGTTTGGATGTTAATCCTATTGATTAAATAAACCCTCACTTAACGGTGGGGGTTTTATATTTATAATAAAACAAATTATAATAAATCAAAAAAATAAAGAATAATTATGTGGAACGTAAACGTAACAATTAAGAATAATACCGATTATACAATTACTACGGTAAATAACTATTCACCTCAAGAGGTGATACAACCTGACGGTGGTGAATTCAGTTGGAACACAACTGAACCAAACAATTCAACATCAATTAGATTTTGGAAAGTACCTAGTCAATGGTACATGCAGGGTGGAGTAAGTTTTGGACCTGAAGCGGGTGTTTATGTTGACAGAGGATGGATGGCAGACAATGACCAAACAATCTCTATGACGGCAGTTGCGAATGGTAAGTCATGGACTCAAACGGCAAACGGTGGTGAAACATTATTGGCGTGGAATGAATTTGAATCAGGTGGTGACATATCACTAACCTTCGACAAACAATAAATTAGAACCCTCACATAACGGTGAGGGTTTTTTATTGATTAAATCTTATTCATTTTTTATATTTAAAAAACATGAAAGATTTGATTTTTATTACTGCATATTGCCCAACAACTGAACAGGTTGAGAGATTGGAAAAATGTCTTGATTCTGTTATTAAAACAGGACACCATATTTTACTAATATCACATACTCATATTCCAATTCACATTCAACAAAAATGTCAGTATTACTTTTATGATTATCTAAACGAAACCTCAGATGATTATAATTTATTTGGGTTTAATAATTATACCTCAAATGATTTTATTATTCAATCAAAGTTTTTTCAAAAGAGTTTTTATGGGTTCGCAATTTATAGAATGTTCTCAATTGCTAGTCAAATTGCAATAAACTTCGGATATAAAAAATTACATCATATAGAATACGATTGTGAATTATTAGACAAAACTATAATTGATGAAAATAGTTCACTTTTAGAAAGTTATGATTCAGTATTATATACTAATGATGGAACTCCTGATGGATTTCTTTTTGGTTCATTAAAATCTTTCAAAGTTGATTCTTTACCTGAATTTTTCAAAACTTATAACAAAGATTTTATTGAGAATGAAATGAAAAAGATTGAACCAACTCATTTAGAGTTTTTAACGAAAAAACTTTTCATAAATTCAGGTAATGTTTTATTTAAGAATGACAACGATTTATGTAAACAAGGATTCAGTAAAGGTCCCAAATTTTATGCCATAGGAGTACACTATACTTTATATTACAACCCGATTAATAATATGATAAACATTTTTTATCTGTCTATGAAATCACATGAAGAAAATATTGTAATTATAGTGAATCATGATAAAATTGTTCGATTCAAAGCATTACCAAACCAATGGCATATTCAAAGATTGGGACTACTTGACGAAGTATATAATGTTAGAATAGACAACTCAAAACAATGTTTATATGAAAAATCTTTCGATGAAGAATTCAAAAAAGTGTTCATAAATAAATCTTACATCACTTATTATGAAAAAAATAATTAATTTCACACCTACGGGAACACAAACCACAAGGGACAATTCTTTAGCTCCATTATTGCCAAGTGAAATAATTGAGGAAGTTCATCAAGCAAATGAATTGGGAATTTCAATTGTGCACTTACATGCGAGAGATGAAGATACAAATAACACTTACAAGAAAGAAGTATATCAAAAGATTATAGAAGGGATAAAGAAACATTGTCCTGAACTATTAATTTGTGTTTCGTTGACGGGAAGAAACTTTCCTGAATTAGAACAAAGGTCAGAGGTATTGCAATTATTACCTGACATGGGTTCATTAACAATGTCATCATTAAACTTCCCATCAGGGACATCAATTAACCAACCTGATATGATACTATCTTTAATCAAAGAGATGGATAAGTATGGGGTCCAACCTGAGATAGAATGTTTTGACGCAGGCATGTTAAACTACACAAATTACATTATTTCAAAGAACATATTGAAACCACCATATCACATCAATGTTATATTAGGAAACATATACAATGGTCAATGTGATTTCGGAACTTTGGCAACAATCAAATCAAACCTACCAACAAATTCATTTACTTGTTTAGGTGGAATAGGTTCCCAACAGATAAAGAGTACCACGTATGGGTTATTAGATTTTGATGGAGTTAGAATCGGGCTTGAGGATAATCTATATTACAAAGATAAGGAAAAGACAACAAACATAAAATTATTAAAACGAGTACATAGAATAATGGATGAATTAGATATGACTCAATATACATCAGACGAATTAAGACAAAAAGGGTATGGGAACAAAATTATTAATAATAGGTAAGGGGGATAATATTATAACCATGGTTTTGGATAATCTATATTCCAATAACATCAAACCCAAAGTTACGGTTTATAATAATCTTAATCTACCAATACTTAATTCATTCCAACATGATGATTTCAAAATAGAAATTCTACCTGAGGTTGACATGAATGAATTTGATGTGTGTGTTCTTGGTGTTTACAAACCAAAGTTAAAGACTAAGATAATTAAAGAATTTGGACTAACCACAGATAAATTTATCAATGTAATACACGACGGGTTAGACATTTCTAAAATGAGTACAATCGGAAACGGTTTATTAATTAATTCAAAAGTTTCAATTGCTGCACATACAACAATAGGAAATTTTGTAACAATCAACAGACATGTTTCTATAGGTCATCACACAGTTATTGGTGACTATTGTTCTATTAATCCTGGTACAAACATTGCTGGCAATGTAAGGATAGGTGAAGGAACAACAATAGGTATGGGGGTAAATATAATAGACGGTATAAAGATAGGGAAAAATACCATAATAGGTGCGGGTTCTGTAGTAACGAAGGACATTCCTGATAATGTTATTGCTTACGGTTCACCTTGTAAAATAATTAGAGACAATGAAGCATAATCCATATAAAATAGTGGAGATGTTCGAAGAGGAGATTGCCGAATATACGGGAGCATCATATGCAGTTGCATTAGACAACTGTACTGACGCATTGTTCTTATGTTGTACCTACTTAAAGGTGGAAGATGTTACGATACCTAAGAAAACTTATTTGTCGGTTCCACAAGCGGTAATGGCGTCAGGAGGCAAAGTATCATTTGACGACACGGAATGGAAAGGACTATACCAATTAAAACCATATCCGATATACGATTCGGCAAGAAGATTTACTTCAGGGATGTATATTCCAAATACATTTATGTGTCTATCGTTCCATCCCAAAAAGATATTAAAGATGAGAAAAGGCGGAATGATTCTAACTGATGACAAAGATGCTTATTCTTGGTTTAAGAAAGCAAGACACGAAGGTAGAGATGAAATTCCATACACGCAAGACAACATTAAATTCATGGGGTGGAACATGTACATGACACCACCTGACGCTGCTGAAGGGCTATGGATGATGACATCTATGCCGAAACACAATGAAGATACAATAGAAGATTATCCTGACTTAAGGAGAAACGATTTATATAAGGATATGTAAAAAGGGGTAGGGGATAAAACGCCAGCCGAACAACGACATATTAATTATTCGGTATACTCTACCTCTACATTAAATCTATTTTCAAACCATTTAGTCATGAACGGGATTATATCAAGGACACTCATCGCAAACAAATCACTCATAAATTTTTTAAATTGATTATTAATCCACAATCTGCCGTCAGTATTGTCAAACTCCATAATATCATTCCAAGTATCATCTTCATTCTGAATATTATCTGAAATAATTATAAAAGGGTTAGAGTTAGATACAATCTTATCTTTTATCATAGAGTCAAGATACTCGGACATGAAGTTATTTAATCTGCTTTCGGTGATGATATATTTCATATTACTATAATTACAATGGGTCGGGGATTAGCACTTCTCCCGACCTTTAAAATAAAACTCGGTACACTCAACATAGAACAAATCACTTAATATGTCATACATCATATCGTATTCCAAATGACTAAAATTCTCGTCATCATAAAAGTAGGGGTGGAGACAATCCATGAATACAGAGAAGAACTTCTTTTCAAACTTTTCATAATCGTCTATTCTACATATATCAAACTCCATAAGGTCATAAGTTTCTCTCAATGATACTTTAACCAAATCATATCTCCTCCTAATCCAAAAGAGTATAGTTTTATTAACCACTCTATCGTATTGTTCTTCTGTGATAATGTATTTCATATAACAAAATTAAGCGAAGCTGACATCAACATAGTCACGACCATTTATTTGTTTTTCATTCAAAGAAGCCATTTTAAATAATGTTTCTATTTCCTCGCTAATCTTTTTTTCAATAGAATATTCGGTGCTATTGGTTAATAATAAAACACCGTAACGTCTCATACCTCTAAAGAAATCAGATGAGATGATTACATCTGTTATTTCAGGATATTTTGGCATGACGATGGTCTCAATCATTCTTCTAAGAATATCCTCTTTTTCTTTATAGTGATTCATGATAATAAATACTAGGTTATAATATCTTTTTACCTTTCTTCATATTATCTACTCCCCATAATGGTTGCAAGTTTGTATAATGATTTAGTGATACCGCCTCATCTTTAGTTTTCGCTGAGGACAAAGGAACAATGTGGTCTATATGCCATCCTCTAAAACCATAGTTATCCCAAGACATTCCATCCACGAAGTTAGATTCTATATGTAGTTTTAATTCGGCGGGGGAACAACCAATCATATCCAAAGTCTTCTTACTTATCTTACGGTTCATATTCTTAATCCTAAGATAACTCTTCAATCTAGAACGTAAGTTAAGACACAGTTTAAACATATCATCATTTTCCCTTCTTTTCTTAAAATAGTTCCTCTGTCTTGTCATGACCTTTTCTTTATTCTTTCTGTTGTACTCCGTCTTTTTCAAATTCATGTGTGCAGCATTATCCATGTAGTACTTACTAACCACAATCTTTCTACATGCCCTACAGGTTGTATTCAATCCATCCTTAGCTAGTTTATGTTTTCCAAAACATTCTTTATCTAATATTTCCTTACAGTCATAACAGTACTTCTTATTCTGAGATTCAGCAAGAGCGTGGATTCTCTCCTCCTCTAATATAACATCCATAGAAACACCTCTCTTCCACGCCCTCTTCTTAAGGTTGTCTTCACGTCTCTCCTCTTTAGTTCTTCCGTTCTTCTTTATTTTATTATTCTCCTTAACCTTTTCATACCACTCAGGATTCTTCTCTCTATGTATTCTACCTAACTCGGTGGAACATTTACTACAATAAGCCCTCACACCATTTCTATGCTTATGAAAGTTAGATATAGGTTTTTCTTCATTACACGTATTACACACTTTTGTCTCCATCATTTACAAAAGTATTAATTTATATTTAGATTATCCAATCAATTCGTTCATTTCGGGACAAACACAATCCACTACACTATCGTTCCGTGGATGTCCCTTCATTCACTCATTCATTGTATAATCCTTTTTTATTGTAACCCACGTTACGGTAATCTACATTACTATAATTCCCCCGCCTAAGTATGTTGTCCCCCACCTAATGAGAGGACATCGAATTACATGGTGTTTAGTAATCGTTAGTTAGATGATAAAAAAGAATATCGTGGATACCCACGATAAATAGGAATATCATATATTGACACGATATTATAATTTTCACACGACAAGATATTATAGAAAACCTACGGTATAAATTAGATATCTTCTACTCGTCCCACTTTATCCCACCATCTACGATATGTCCGTTGAAGGGGACTGTAATGGTCCATATGAGGGGTCATCTAAGATACCCTAATATTCGTTGAAGTCCTATTATAGGTCCCCTAAAGGGGACTCCCACGCCTTTATACTTACTAATCCTTTTTTTGCCAATATTCTTATGTAGTAAAAAACTGGTCCTCCTGATAGCGTCAGGGGGAAAAAAGTGGTCATTTCACATATGTGGCACAGGAAACGGTGGTAAAAAGTGGGGGGAAATGTTATATAGTGTGGGGGTCAAAACCCGTCAAAGGGATTATCCCCCATGTAACGCTCCCCTGACATTTTGACAAATCCAAATTTTTTCCCCTAAAAAGTTATCCACAATAAAAAAGTTTTCCACATGCAGACCCCTACAGACATAATGTCATGCTGTGGATAACTTTATTTTTATATGTTCCGCATGTATACTTAATGGTACAGACAATTTACATATGTATACAATCGACACACTGACATATAAGATAGACCAAATAGAGGAGGGGAGAATAAGAATCACAGTACACCTCAACGAAGAGGTGGAGTTAGGGGCACTGTATTTCGAGAAGGCCAAGAGGTCCTTCAATAGGAAACCTGTAAGCATGGATGCTTGGGCCTGTGTGGATGCAAAGGTCGAGGGGTTATACGTACATGGCGGGGATGAGATTACCCCCAAGGATATTGTGGCTAAATGTCAGTCACTTATTTCTTCTTGGTCAATGCGTTAAACACACCAAGAACAACATATCCAACGAATACAGCTTTTACAAAGTTTTTCATATCTTATTTTTTATATCATTCCAACAAATACTATACATGGTTTCAACCACACGAGCTTCAACCTCCTGAGGATGTTTGTCATACCCCACCTTCTGTAATACGTGGTTATACCAACGAAGGTTCTGTAGGTAATGAGCATATTCATGAAGGACCGAACGGACCACACATTTAACGGTGGGGGCATGGTTCCTGAACACAAGGATGGTCCGTTTACTATAGTCATACATTCCATAGGCGGGGGTATACTTCTCCCCAAGCGTACG